GTTGACACAAATACCTTGTAAGGCACACTAGGCTGAACCGGATACCTTGAGGGATCCGGCAGCCATACCTTTACGATATTGAAGTCATAAGTACCATACTGCCCAGTAAAGTCTGGGGTATAGTAACCAGTTGAATAGGCCATTATCTAGTTCTGTTGATGTATACTCTAATGTATTGGTGAGACTCGATTGCAGTAGGCGTGTCGATAGACAGCATAGCAAATCTGGAGTCAACCATTCTGATACTTACTAGGTCTGTGATGTCAGAGAGATATCCTCTGTCGCCAGCTGTTGCAGCATAACTATCATGACCAACAAGGTACGGCTCTGCAACTGGTGTCCACAGGTTCAGGTCACCAGCAGAGGTTCTCTTGTAGATAGTTTCACCTGTCACATGGCTTACTTGTGGTGAGCCAACTGGGTCTGTCTTATATGAGGAGACCCATACTTTGTAGTCAATACCAACAAGACCACCGCGTACTGGACCGAGGTTGTGCTCAACCCAGAAGTTAAAGTCCTCTTCAGTTGCTACATATTCAGTGCCAGCTCTGGACCCTAAGATAGGTAGGCACCTTCCTAGATCAGTAACTTGTGGTGTAATAGAAGAGAGAGCAGATCTGTACTCAACCATTGGTACCCAACCTGAGTCATAGAAGCCATCAGGTCTATAGGGAGCGGTGTCGAGGTGTGTCCAGTTTGTACCGTTGGTCGTAGTTGCCCAGACCTCCCCTACGGGGCAGTGCTGCCCTGGCTTGATGTCATAACCGTCATGCCAGACGAACTGAGAAGCGAGCCCATATGGCGTTGGAGTGGCTCTCAGCTGTACTGAGCCTTCCTGGGTGCTTGTGTTGCCAGGACGAGAGGTTGCATAGACATAAGCGATACCAGTCTTCGGGTCACTTCCTGCAGGAGTCTCGTTGTCTAGAGACTTATTCAATGCGTCAGTGATGTCAACTGAGACGATGTTACCAGCAGAGAGTTTCTTGTGCAGAGGTCTTTGGTCACCAACTGCGCTGCCACCGTCCCATGGGGAATCAGTGATGAGTTTAATGTCAGTACCAGGATAGTCATCGTTGTTAGAGTTACCAAGCCTCACAGCAGGAGCTGTAGAGCTTAAGAACGACGTGTCGTTGTCTGCCTTGAGGTGGTCAAGAGGAACGTTGCCAGGCTGATACACTCTGTACCATTGACCAGCGAGAGTAGTACTATCTTCAAAGGCATTATCGTCTGCTGCAACATAGACATTGACACCAGTAAGTATACTTGACGTTAGCTGTTCAGCAGTGTGGTGGTAGATTGGGTATGAGAATCTATTTTGATTTCCCACTGGAATGTCAAACTCAATATAGGTATCACCAGGATTGAATAGTCCGGTACAATAACTTCCATAAGAGGGGGTACCTCCACCTAGGTTTTGTCCACCAACAGTTGGATAGTTATCTCCTATTGCCAGGAGAGCTGACTCTAGTAGTATTACATTATGATGTTGTCCAGACTGGGCTTTCTCAAAGTTCACCTTACCAGTGAATGTCCATCCACCCATAACTGGGTACATATCAAAACCATGCTGGGGGTGATGCTTCGTTGCATTGACATATGGTGCGTTGTGTTGCTCAGAGATGTCATGTCTAACACTCTGTGTTATAGACGAGTTGATCACAGGGTTATGATCCAGAGATGCCTTAGCATAAGAAGGATCAAGACCGTCGACTTTTGTTGGCTGACCATTGGGCTTGTTGCCCATGGTTATGTCGTTGTTAGTAGTCAGGTACCCAGGGTGCATGATCTCAACAGCACTGTTAAAACGACTGACACCGTTAAAGACAGCTTGGTCATTGACAGTCAGTGTCGTTGCTATGAACGACCCTTGGACTGTAACAGCCTGACCTGTAGTGGTCGTGAAGGTAACGTCTCCGTTTCCTGATAGTCCTGAACCAAACCAAATACCACCGTGAGCTCTGATGGCTGCACCAGAGTAGAACGCACCTGCTTCTTCAGGCACAGTGAATTGTAATGGATCAATACATGTTCCGTAAGGCATGCCTACGGTCATCTGTGACGCAAACTCTACGCAACCAGAGAAGCCAATGAAGTCTCCTGTGTTGGAACTGTAGATGTATTGTCCTGAGGGAAGGCCGTCAGGGTTCAAGGTGTTGGTGGCTTGGACTTGGATTCTGTCAAAGTCAAAGACAGCCTGGTCTCTTGATACCGTGCCTGTGTTGCCTAGCCATACAGTGATGTTCTGTGCTGGTAGGTCAGGGTCGTTAGTAGAGGTTAGGTAGAAGTCTTCCTGGAGGTGCTTCGTAAGCACAACGCCAGGTAGGAACCCTTGCAGAGTCTGTAGCTCAGTGAGGGTTGCTATGTCCATCGTGGTAACGATAGGTAAAGAAATCAAACCAGTGCCAACTTCAGAACCAGGACTCTTTAGCCCAAGAACTGTTTGCATAGCCATGATGGCATTTTGCATTGAGTTGATATGAGTATCCTCAATCTTGTCTCCACGTGCAGTGTAGCTGATGTTGAAGCTACTGTTGGTTGGTAGAGTAGAGAACTGTACAGATTTCTGGAATAGATCAGTGGAGCCTGTATCTATCGTTCCATCACTTGGTGTGATGTCAAGGAAGCCACCTTGTGAGTTGGTGGCTGGTCTGTGATGTAGATAGAGTGTAGAGCCGTCAAACTCTCCAAGTCCATGGTTCTCAGTGACTGCGTAGTCTGCAAGTGACGTGTTCTCTTTGTTTGTAAAGACATCAAGACGATCAGGCCATAGGACCTGATCTGGAGTCGTAGCATGAGAGTTAGATGGAATCCTATTCTTGACAGATTCTACGTCACCCGTGTATGCTTGGGTTGAATATTGTTCGTATGCCATACTATATTATTTGTAAGTGTGCGTTGTCATCTACGTAGCTCTCTCTACAGAAGAGTTTTCTAACTCCAAAGTCAGCGTAGTAGTAGTCGAATTTCAGTTTGTAATAGAATCTTCTATCGAGAGTGGTGTCTACAAAGATAACGCCTGGAATGTCTTTGGACAAACCAATGCGCTCTATGTCCTCAGTCACAGCTGAGATGCCAAGGTTGTTTAGAACCAACGGAAGCTCAAGGTCAGCTACAGACTGAACACGTGTGTCTTCATATAGGATCTTGTCAGGCTTAACTATCTTCAGGTAGTATGCAGTCTTACCTGCATAGCTCTCTTCAGTTAGGACTAGTAGGTTATTTCCTAACACAGTAGTCGCCTTGACTGTAAGGTTAGCGTCTGATAGTGACTCGTCAAGCCAAAGGTCTCCGTTCTGATCTTTGAATAGGTCTCTTGGCTGTACCGTTCCAAATTCATCTGGAGTTGTTAAAGACTTCTCTGTAATTTTTCCGTCTTCAGCGAACCACATTGTCGGATGAATCTCTTCAAAGAAGTTCACTTGCCTACCTAGTGCAAGGTTAATAGAGTTTCCAGAGTCCTTAGGAGGGGAATAAGGTAGGACTCTAGTTGGGATTGTTACATCAGAAAACTCTGCTTCTGATCCAAGCTCAAGGAGCTCAATCTTTTTAACAGTATCATTGTCTAGACCTAAGCTTATAACTTGTACACCTGTTACGCTCTTGAAGGGGGCCGTCAAAGCTATGGGAGTGTCTTCTATAGATGGAGACCATGGCTGTATCACCTTGCTACCTTCTAGCATTGGTAGGTCTACAACAAAAGGAGTCGCGCTCCTATTAACAATAAGAGCCTCAAAGCTATGAACCTCTTTAGTTAAGCTCACTGTGAGTCCTACCCTAGCCCATTCGTTCTTAGTGTTCTTGGGAAAACCTACACCAAAACTATCTACTTCGTTGTCTGCATAATGGATTGTCAGAATCAGACCAGCGTCTGTGGGGTCAAATCTTCTAGTTAAAGCTGCCCCTGTATCTGTTTCTGTCTTAGCATAGATACTGTAGGTGATGTCTCCACCAGGAACTTTAAGGTCCCTGGCTTGTTTCATCTCTACACCACCTGCAAGTCTGATAGCGCTGTTGCCATAGATTGATTCATCTTCTGAGAACGTCAAGTCATTAAGAGAGTCCCTTGAGACTCCCCATCCTTCAGGACGTTGAGAGCGAGCGAAAGCTTTCATAGAGAAGCTAGAGTTGAACAATAGATTGCGAACATCTGACGTGTACACTTTTTCTTCAGAAAACGACAGCTCCGAGACCCCCATATGGATGTCACTATAGTGGTCTGCAGTTGAGAGGAATTGGTCGTTCCTATACTCATTAAACAAGTCATTAGCGTCTTCAAGGTTAGCGCCCCATGAGTGAGCCAGTGTCTGACCTACTGAGTCGTGTTCTTTTCTCATGGCCATCCATTCAGGAAGGTTGTTCATGATGGCCTGAGTAGCTGGCGCTCTCTTTCCTATGATTTGCTTAACACCATCTACTCCATCTGAGTATAGATATGATACAGTGGTGTATGCAATGAAAGGATCTTGTTCAATATACGAATATAGAACCTCAATCCCTTGTGCATACTCTGCTGTGAAACCATAGTTTCCTGTAGATGAGTAGTATGATGTTACCATTATGTCTTCGTAGCTCTAATCCTAAGTGTGAATGAAGCCTTACCGTCGTCCGCTACACCTGCTGGTAAAGACTCTTTGATCCAGATTGGGATAGTAGAACCTTCTACTGAGGTGGTCAAGCCGGTCATGTGTGTAGTAGAGTTGCCACTGAAGAAGTCTGACTGCAGTACGTTCGGTAAGGTGACTGCATTAGTAGCAAAGCCAGTGAAGTCACCAGCATAGAAACTGATCTGACCTGTATGTTCTACGTTTCCTAGTTCAACTAGGACAGTGTCAAAGGTCTCGGCACTAACTTGTTTAGCAAAGACCTTACGGTATTGTGTCTTAGCTATGAGAGCGTCAGTACCTAAGTCTGTGAATAGTTCTCCCAGGTATGGCTTCAGTTCAGTAGAGCTAATAGCTCCACCAACTTGCTCGTCGAGTCCAGTGGGGTGTGCTTCTGGTAGGTAAAATTTCCAATGAGTTGTCATACTATACTATTTGTATTGCGTCAGATTCTCTACTGACGTCTGGTGTGAATAATTCGTCTGGCTTTAGCTTGATGTTCCTAATGATATGAGGTCTACCATCTAAGCATAGGTCCAATATCTTGATGTCCTTTATCTGATCATTAACAGACTCTATGATTGAGGAACGCAACCTATTGATGATCAACTCGCCACCGATAGGTATGGTTTCAAAGTAGTCAAGCACAGCGTTCTTGGCTGATATCTTAGCTGAGTCAACTAGTCCACTGCTCTTCCCCTTCACTGGTATGAGCTGTATGCTAACTCTGAATCTTCTGTACTGAGGCTGGACTGCTCTTCCGTTGATACCAAAAGAAGACGCCTGGTCTATAGAAGCCTGTACTCTGTTCTGTGTTGTCGTAGAGACTGTGTTGCCTACTGGGACAAGGAGGGCATCAAAGGTGCCCGCGCCTCTAGCGAACTCTTTCAGCTCTACCCGAGCTATGTCAGGGTTGCCAATAACAGATAGCTTGACCGATAGCTGGTTCCCTGTGGGGCTGGCTGTTAGGTGGTTCAGGAGTCTGAACCTGTATGACCTATCAGTCTCTCCTGTGCTAGCGTTAGCTATAGGCTTGACGTTAGTGACGTTGACCATGTTCGATCCACCATGTATGACTAACTTGTTCTTACCAACGCGAGTGAACACACCGTCTGATGTGGCGACTACTGGTACGAACGCTTCCTTAGCAGAGAAGGGGAAGGTTGTATTTTGAGAGACTTCATAGACAATCGTCTCATCACCAGTACTTATCGTTGTCCCTTTAGGGATTAGACCTAGGTTAGAGTCTGCTGGGTTAGCAAAGTAATCTCCGAGAGCTCCTACCACAACAGAGAACTTGACGTTTTGATCGTCAAGTCCTGATGAACCCCTAGTGGCTCCTGCTCTAGCTAGCCCTATACCCTCCCCTATGAGGTCTAAGTAAAACCCTTCCGCTGTATTGGGGAACACGTTACGGTACGATGAAGCTATATACTCTTGCAGTCTAGAGATCTCTACGTTGGTTGCTTCAACAAGAGATCTAGCAACACTACCTTCGGTGAGATATGTAATGTCTGTATGGTTGGCCAGGTATGCTATACTGTCAGCATTCATCTGGGCAAGGCTTTTTAGTTTACGTGGGATAGTACACCTCCTAGTAGGTCTGTTAGGGTATTGTATTCTTCTTCTGTATAGAAATCGGTTGGTATTTTATTACCTTTAGACGAGTTACATGACTTACATAGGATTACAGCATTGTCTCGTGACAATGGATAACCCAAAGACAAAGGCATATGATGGTCGATTTCTGGTCGGTTAGTTGTTTTGCATTTAAAACATTGAGATTTAAATAGACTTACCGTAAATTGCCTATCTTCTGCCGTATAATCTTCGTTAATCTGAACTTTCATTGCACGTCTCTTTGCTGTACGAGCAGCATATTCATCTAAGTGATCAGCTAAGTATTGTTGATGATACTGTTTTAGGTAATCTTTATTGTTTTGTCTATACAACTTACTACGTTTCAATATACGATCTCTATTGCGAAGATACTTGACTCTTGCAATGGTACTTCTATGCTCTGCATCTGCATTTTTATATTCAATCTTAGAATCTGCTTTTCGACAGACCTTACATCTAGGACGGTAGCCGTCTCTAGACTGTGCATTTTTATGAAACTCGTCAAGAGACTTTGCTTCATTGCATTTTTTGCAAGTCTTAAGTAGTTTACGTGGCATGTTGGTCTATTATGGTAGAGGTGTAGGCTGCCCTTCGAGATATGGGAATACATAAGTCAACACTTCAACCCCAGGCTCTAATAGGTTTCCGTCTGTGTCTAGGTATTTTCCACCAACACTAACGAATATCCCCACAGAATCGCAATCTATTGGTACTGCATCTACTCTGATGTCAGTTCTAGCTGCTACAAATTTAACCAGGTTACTGAGGATAGAATCCTCTAATTGACTGAGAACACTACGAGACATTTTATCGCCTATATAGGTACCGACGTTACAACCAAGCCTTTGGTCTGGTACGTAATCGCCTTTATTGGTACGAAGAAACCAGTTTACTGCTGACTTCTCAGACTCGAATGCATCATCTATCTTAACATCACCGTTGGCACCTACTTGTAGGTCTCCACTGAATGTTAGAGCTAGTCCTCTTTCGCTATATATTGCCATGCTATTCTCCGAATAATTCTTTTTCTATTTCAGCATTGTCTATAATATTGGTAGGCAATGTCTTTTGTATGACTGTGTAGTTGTTGTTACTGTTAGATTCCTGTAAGGCAACTAGCCCCAGAAGTCCTACTATCAATCCTGGGTTATCAACTAGAGACCCTAGTGGAGAGAACAAGCTTGACACCACAGAAGGTGTTGGTGAAAAATAAGAAGGAGCTTGCTGCCCTAGAGGGTTGTCCTTTGTCCCTTCGTCCATGTAAGAATGCTTCCTGCTTCCCCACTGGTGTTCGTTAATAGTAGGTGTACGTAGGTTAGACTGAGGTCCACCTACGGACATCGCAGGAGTGGTCGCCTGCTCTGATGCGTTAAAGAGATCCATTCGCCCTTCTTTTGAGACATAAATAAATTGCTCTAAATGATTTGCGTCAGATGGGCTAATGAATGTGTCAGCAATATAGGAGTCAGTGGTTGACTTCTCTTCGTTGAACCAGGCAAGTGCGACCTTCGCCTTATTGAACCGAGTGTTCTGACTCTGTGCCTTGTGCTTAACCTGGGCACGCTTTGCGTATGCTGGATTAGAAGGAACGATCACTTCTTTCTGAACAGGCTGAGCACTTGATCTAAGAGCGAAACCTACAGACTTACCAGTGTCAACAGTGTGATCCGTTACGAGTCTGAATCTAGGATAAGTTTCACCAGGCTGAGTGTAGTGGTCTGCCTTGAACTTCGCTAGTCCGTTGGTACCTTCAATGCCATAGTCCTGAATCCTTCCTAGCTTAACGTGAGTGGAGAAGACGTTAGTGATGGCTTCTATCATCTCCTCTCTACCATTGTTAGGGACAAGCTTATTGTTGATACCACTCATCCCGCCATGACTCTTGAAAAACTGAGCCATACTCCTGCATGAGCCTGGAGTAGCTACCAGGACACTGAACTTCTCAGAGGTCCCCATGGTGGCTATGCCAAGTTTATCATCCCATGTGATGAGGCCAGAGGCAGCAAAGGAAGCAAGAACAGCCGACTTGATTGCATTGTTTCCAAAGAACACGTTAAGAAAGTCAGTATTCAATAGCTCCCAGTATTCACCGGAGCCAATATCTCTCCGACGATTGTCAGCTTCTCTAGATTTGTTTGTTGATACCATTATAGGTTGTTGTTGCTAAGAGGTTTGACACCGGCAAGACGTTCTAGTAGGATCTGTCTGTCGCTAGATTGAGGGCCATCGAAATCTGCAAGCAGAGTCCAGAGGTCTGAGATAGAATCCATAAGGTGTTTACGTGCCCAGTGGACTCTGCTCCCCAGAGACCAATAGGTCAGATCTGATCCGTGCATACCAGCCTGAAGAGGTGCTCCTTTAAATTGGAGTGGCATCATCATAACCGGTAGTGAATCTTTTCCAGCTCTCATGTTAGTCTGGATAAGTCTATTGAAGTAAGTACCACCGTACAGAAGTCCTTCTGTAATCATGTAGTTACGTAGGAATTTCTTACTATCACTGAAGAGGGCTTTCTTCATGATTTGCATCTGAGCTGAGACGGAGGAAGCAGCAAGGGCTTTACCTCCACGCTTGAGTGCATTACCACTAGCGTTAGCGAAGGCTCCTCTGATCGCAGAACCTAGTGCGACTGAAGATCCACCTGATGGAATGAAGCTAAGAATTAACAGCGCGTTAAAGGCGTACTCTGTTGTCTCAAAGATACGGTCCATCTTGGAAGCAAAGACAGCAGCCTGGATGTTACGGTTACCTGGATTGGCTTCACAGGCAGCATGTGGTACTAGGTTTGTTATCCATCCATCTGATGCACTATAGTGATGCACCACTCTTTCTACGTCGACCAGTCCATGCATGTCTGTGTACTTGTCATTGATGATGACATAGTCCCATGGCTTAATGGACCTACCCAGTATAGTGATCTTGTTCCTGTACATAGAACGCATAGCTTCAGTCAATACATTAGTACCGACAAGGGCTGCCTGTTCTTTTCTGGTTACATTAAGATCAGTATGAACCAAAACCTTCTTGTCTTCCAGAGTCAAGGAGTCATCGAACTGCATACCGACATGTCCGTCACTAGCAGCAGGCCAGCTAACCCATGATGTTTCTGAAGAGACCTGTACGCTTTCATCGTCACCACTGGCTCTGTTCTCAATGAAGTCTGGTATCCATCCAATGTTGTTGGATGTTACCAGTTCAGCTGGGTACCTCACTATGACCGTGTTATGCATCTCACGAGTTGTAGCTGCAATGTCGTTAGAGATGATGTCCTTCTCATCTGTAATGTAATGATAATCCCTAAAGACTTTCATGTTATGAATAAGCCTAGGGTCAAAGGTGTGATCGTCACGCAGCCCTTGAAGGGCAGCTTCTGCTGCCTCCTCTGGGAAGGTAGACATATCGTCCCTTATGTATCTAGCAAAGTAATGAACGAATGTGCGGAACTTCCAGAGGTTATCAATGAACAGTTCTTTCATCTGTTCTTTGTTAGAGCTGAATAGATCGTCAGCAAGCGTAGGGTTTCCTAGCTTGCGTGAGTGATATGCAAAGATGTCGTTATCAAAGAAGGCACTAAGAGCAGACTTGTTCTTGTCTGCTGAGTCTTTCTCTGCTAGTGCTACGCTGTAGAATGTAATTGCATTACTGATGATGACAGACATGCTAGGAAGAGATACGTCTCCATGGTTACTACCCGAATCTACGTAGGCAGTTTTTCCTTTACCTGTTCCTAGTTTTAGGAATTGAGCCCAAGTTAAACCATAGTTCTCTGATTTTTCTTTATCAGTGTTACTCCAATACATGGACATAGCAGACATTAGCTGTGGCAAAACTCCCCCCTTTTCAATAAAGTTGAAGATAGCGTTGTCTTCTGCGATTGAAAATTCCATATTTGAGTAGATATCGTCATTAGAGTAAGGACCTCTGTCCTTGCCTGTAGGGTTGTATAGGTAGTCAGTAAACTTTTTTACTTCATCTGGGTTCTGTAGGATCTGAATCCAATCAACTGCACGCTCGTACGTCAACCCTATAGACTCAAGGGCTCCTTTCCCTAGTCCTTCTTGAATTTCGTCAGCTGTGTACCAGCCATCCAGTGCGTTACTGATTAGAGTGATACTCTTGCCGTCATCTTTCATTGGCTCCAGCATGGATCTAACGAAACCTTCTAGTCCAATTACATTCTTTTGTACATACTGTGACGACAGTCCGTAGAAAGAAGACAGCATCATTCGTGAAACCAATTGCCTGTTGCCAATGAAGTTCACGATGTCTTCGAAGTCTCTACTGTAGAAATCTTGACTTAGATTGTCTCTCTTGATTAATCTCAACCTTTCTTCTGACGCTGTTTCTACATGCTTAGGTGCAAGGGTATCAGCGAAGTTCTCCAAGCCCTGAAAGAAACCTACAGTATTCTCATGTTCTGTGAATTTCACATAGAACATGTAGCTATGAAATCCATTAGGTAATGTCATGACAGCACTAGCTGGGTTGCTGCTATCGAACCTAAGGTTCACGGCGTTCTGTAGGTAGTTGCCTGGTTTGTTCTCTATAATGAAGTTAGTCTTAGCGTATTTAGTTAGGACCTGAAGGTCTTTGTTATAATGTGTAGAGCTGAAGAATGGCTTCATGAGGTCATGCCAGTTCCCTGTGACCTTAGCAATAGAATTCTGCTTGAGGTGACGGAATGCTTTGCCCACGTTTCTTCTGCCGCCTGTATGGTAATACAGTTGCTCAGGTCTACCAAAGAAGATAGTGGCCTCTCCGTCGTACGGAACGACTTGACAGATGTAACCCCAGATATACTTAGCTGCATTCTGCAGGACTTCCCATGCAGGAGTTAGAGGCACAACCCATCTAGAGCCTTGCCATCCATGCTCTGATATATCTTTGAAGTACTGGTACCTCTCTCTATTGTTGTCTGGTACCCAGATGTTTCTCAGTCTTGTATCTAAACCAGCATCTCGGTTTTGTATAAGTGTGAATCCAAACATACCCGCGCTTAGGCCAGAGGCACCACCACCGTTGTGGGTTCCAAGGGAGTTGGTTCTCATCTGACCAACCTCTTCTTCGATACCTAGGTCAAAGGCAATGTTCTTGATGGCCTGATACTCGTTACCGCTGTAGACCTCACCAAACCCTTTGGGGTTTGAACCACGCACCGTCTTAACAACTAGGTCTTTGACCGAGCTGTTAGCTACAGAGTTGACTTCAAACTCTACCTGTGCACCCATGAGCTCAGCTTTCCAGCCTTGAGCTACTACAGTGATGACGTCACCGAACTGAAGTTCAGCAATCCTTCCAGTGAATAGAGTATCTAGGTGGTCAGGGTCTGCAGAGTACCCACCTCTAATTTGTATAGAACGTCCTTGACGCAGCTTGATGCGCTCCATAAGGGATTCATCATACTCAGCGTTAGTAGGTAAGGCTATCTGATTGTCTAGATTCCCTTTGTCTGTAATGCTGAACGCAGTACCCTGTAGCATATGGAATGGGTCTGCTATTCTAATAACGGCTAGTGATGCATCGTACTTATCTAGAGTTATGTCTATACTCTGAATGGCATGATAGCCATAGAAGTTGTCTTGTATGACAAGGTTGGGTCCAGTATCTTCAATTAGGTACAGTCTCATAGTGGGGAATGCCTTTACTATGTCGTTACCGTTGTCAGGCATAGCCTGTGTGATCTTCAAGAAGCTAGCAGCTACTTCCTCTAAGTGGGCATCACTTACTGTGATGCCATTGAGGCCACCTGCTGCCGAGGTTGTAACTGCGCTAGTCACGAGCTCTCTGAATTCCTTGTTCCTATATGATCTTACTTCGTTACCAAAGACTACAGTCCTGAGGATCCCCTCTCCCGCTAGACCTGTAACTCTGTTGTACTTGGCTACTGGGCTGTTGAGAGTTGTTCCTAGCATAAAAGGAAGGACGACACCGTCTCTTGCAGTCTCTGTGAACCATGAGACCTCTCTGAAGAACTCGTCATCTAGATTGCCATCGAGAGCTTGCTGTACAATGTCTTCTTCTGAGTACTTGCCAGCTTCAATAAGCTTACTGACTTGCTGAAGGATGACATCACGCTGTTTGTTTCTAAACTCCTCAGGTCTCTTGACACGATAACGCTCAACCATCTTCTCTATTCTGGTAGAGGTTTGGTCTCCTATCTTCTTGACTAGTTCATTGTCATCGATAGCAATCTCGGTTGAGCCAGTATCTCTTCCGTGAATGTCCCTAGTGGCTCTCTCGATGTCATATGGTATGTCAAGAATGAATGACTTCATCTTGTCGAACCATTCAGTGTACTCTGTCTTAAGTGAGATACGCATCTCCTCTAGCTCGTTCTCTCTATAGAAGAATATAGAAGGAGGTACCGGCGATTGCAAGATGACAGCTATCTGGTTCTGTAGGGCTGTGACTGCTTCGTCCGTAAATCCCTTATCCTCAATAGTCTTCACGTCAAAGTGAACGATACCTAGCTCGTTAAACGTAGGAGCAAACTTCTGCCAGTTGTTTTCGTCTTCAAACTCAGTACCTGATAGGTTAAAGAGCTCTTCGTATGACAGGAAGAAGAAGTCATTATAAGATGTCGTCTGTGACTCTCCAACTTTCAATCTACCATCAGTGCCGACAATGATCTTGTCTTCACTGCTGCCCTTTTTGGACATAGGCTCTAGCGCTTCCTCTGAGATAAAGGCTTGACCTCTGGCTTCTAGGGCTATGCTTAATGATTGGAATGCGCTAATGACACCACCTCTATTGTAGAGACGGTCTGTGATCGGTACCTTACGTCTCTTGACGATGGCTGTAAATAGTTTCTGTACGAATGTATCAGTGAAGCCAACTTCGCTATGCGAAATGAGGTACTTGTATAGCTCATCACGAGCATCAGGTTCTGCTATCTTGATCATTAGCTTCTCAACATAGTCTCTACTGGCACTGATATTTATTGTATCATTACCTGCACCTGCCTCTGTGAATACCGGGATGTTCTCGCTGTCTCTAAAGACAAAGTATTCATCCATTAGCTCTCGCGCTAGTTGGATTGGTAGTTCAATCTCTGTATTAAATAAGTACAAAGGTCCCGAGAATGCTAGCGCTAAGCTATTGAACTCTTCTTCTATGACGTCCAAAGTAGAGCCGCCAGCCTCAATAACACCTGATAGTCTTTCATCTCCTGCCAATTTAAGCATGAGCTTAAATGGTAGGTTTGCGTTTGATATGTAGTTGCCGTCCTGATAAGCAGTCGGCTCAAGCATAGCTGCTATGATCGTATCAGGATTCAGTAGCATCGCCTTGTAGTCTGCATTGCCGAAACCAAAGAATGTTTCAAATGCATACATGTCATATTGTCCTGAGTTATTCTTGAGAATCTCAGGCATAGTGTCAGGTGAGGCAGTGACCCTTACGGTCTCTGCTCTATCGTATAGAGCTTCAAAGAACTCATGCAAGATACTGACTTGATAACCACCCTTCTTTATAGTGAACCCGAACTCCTCGAAGAAGTCTGGGTTGGTCTCCTTGAACTCCATTACAATGTGCTTAGTTCCAGGGAGCTGATCGTCTGTTGTGCTGACTACCTGTGTAGGATAGAACGATCTCTTAAGCTTGAACTCCTCTACATCAGACGTAGACTGATTGTATGCGTCCTGACTGAAGCCCAGTGGGTTGAAGTTCAGGAGTCTAGTGAAGACTGAGTCTACTACCCATCCATTGAAGCGTGTGAATCTCTCTGTGTGTCTAACGAAGAAGTCAGCTGCGCTTTTGTATGCATGGATTCTTTCAAACTCAAGATCGTCAGATGTCTTGATGTTCATTCTGAGTGTACCACTTGTTGACCCCATGTGCTGAGCAGTGGGGTACGACTTCCCCAGTAGTCTACAGAACTTGAACTTGTTGTAGACACTATAGCTCATCTGGCCGATAGCTGTTTTGTTTGTTGAGTCTGGACCTCCCTTGGGGTCTAGCTTAAATGCCTTGAGATCATTCGATCTCTTGAACTGCTCAAGCTCAACATCGTCTCCTTGAAAATGCATAGTGACACCTCCCATTACTCCAGAGCCCAAGAAGGTCTCTGGTAGAATAGTGTCTACGTACAGATCGATTGCTCTGTTCAGCCAGAAGGCATCTCTAGCATCTGCAGTTGGCAAGCCATCTACATCTCTGTACTGAAGGAAGTCAGTGAGGAAGTTGCCTACATCAATCCTCTTCATATACAGGTTAATGATCATGGCCTCTGGTAACTCAGGATGAGTCTGCAGTTCAATACCGATCAGAGCCATAGGAACATAGCCAGTGCGGTCTACTCTGTTCTCGTTTAGGTTCTCATTGGCATGCTGGTCCAGTACATTATTGCGCTGGAACTGATCCTTAAGGTCTGAAGGTTTCAGGTCCTGTAGGCGAGTGGAGTCAAGGAACTTCTCATACCCGACCTTGATGTCATCATCAAGTTTTGGGAATCCTTTCTCTATAGCTTCTGTGTATAGAGCGAATGAGATGTCATCTTCTTGAGGACGTCCTACAATTTGTAGAAGTTCCTTACGTCTGGCAGTACGAAATGCTAGTTCAATCTCAAGCCTTGCATTCTCTAGTAACTGTACCTCTGGTGTGGGCACTTGGTTCTCTGAGAAATCATTATACAGAGCTTGTTTGATGATGTCATTCTTCACTGAAGTGATAGGTGACAAGCGGAACAGGGCTATCAAAGGTCTAAGGGCATCGAGGATGTGTTGATGACCTGACAGTAACAGGGTAGCGTGGACATCTGCATCGCCTGACCCATTGTCTACAACGAAGTCAGTACCAGATCTTACACCTTGTACTACGCCGATGGCTTTCTGCTCTATGATCTTTATGCTCTGGACTTCCGAACCAAAAGTAAGCGGCCCGATCTGTAAGTTCGTTTCTGCTGGTGCTGAAGCGTAGATGTACTTATTGAACTTAGCCTTGAGTGCTGGTAAGTTTGCTCTGTTAATAACAGCGCTCTTATCCAGGTGAGAATATGCAGACGTAGAGGATGCCTTAGCCTGCTCCTTATTCGCGGATGTAGCAAGGAGAGGAGCAATTTGTTTCAGTTCTTCATAGCTATACTGCAGCTGTAGAGATTCAAGACTTGAATCTCCTGCTATTACCGATGCAACATCTGCTGTAAAGGTTTCGTCTGTAAAGTTATTGACCATGCTATGATTGATATTGATGTATGAAGTCGCTTCGGTTATTCATGCTAGCTGCGTTAGCCATTTCCCAGTTAGATGAATACCTACGAGAGTCTTGGATGTTTGTATGTGAAATATTACTTGCTACTGCAGAGGTATTTACATTCACTTGCATCTCATTTATATTTACCGTATTCCGGCTTCCGCTATTGGAGTTCATCATGAGGTGTCCGTTAGGATTGCTCATCCTAACTTCCTGTGGTCTGGAGAACATAGAAGGCCCTGGAGCGTTCCTGCCTACCATTGGTTCTGGAGGTAGAGGTGCTGGGGCTGGTCTAGGCATCCTCATAGGAGGAGCCTCCATATCGTTTCCACCCATAGCACCATAGGCGGCACGTGCAGCTAGCAATCCACCACCTACTACAGCTGCTCCTTTCCAGTGATCACCTAGGAAGCTAAGTCCACGACTAACAGCGCCCTTGTTGGCAAGTGCGATGTTGTCTTGTATGTTAGTTCCTGCATTTTTACCTGTTCTCACTATCTGACCAGAGATATCATGACCAGTAATGTATTCGATAGTCGCTACTGCGTTTGCTTTAGCTGCTGCAACACCACTCCTAATGAGGTTCTTGAAGGTCTTCTCTGGTGCCATATGGCCAGCTTTAGCTGCCATATAAACTCCTTGAGCTCTACCAACTATGCTACCTGCAAGCATTGCTGCCTCTTGGGCAGTCTTGCCTTCGTATATACCTGAGTGTAGCTTTAGTTTACCAAGAGACTCTCCGTCTGTTAGACTACCAAAGAAGTTTTGAGCTGCTCCAACTTGTCTGTCGATAGCACCCGCTGTGTCGATAGCACCTGATCTTAGTAGTTCTTCAGTTTCAGGACCAACGTTCATGTAGTCAGAGAGAGCACCGAGGTATGCACCACCCTTAGTGATAGCAGACTGAGCGGTTGACTGGAAGGCTAGAACGCTTTCACTCCAGACTTGTCTTGCTGACAAGTTCTGTGTTTTCATCGCGTTCTGGAATGCCTTAATGTCTTCTGCACCAAATGCTTTCTGTAGGTTTGCACCATTCTCTTTCGTCAACTGTAGAGCTATGTTCTCTGCTGATTGCTGAGATACAAGCTTAGAGCTGAACGACAGCTGTGAGTAGTAAGGCAACCAAGGCATAGGAGGTAGGTTACCAAACGTTAAGAGTGAAGAAGCTCGTCTATAGAACTCATCTGTTCCTACCTGGGTAGGAGCTTTGCTGTCGAACAGCTTATCCCATTCCTTCTTACCTAACTCATAGTTTAGTAGCTGTGCATTGTGTTTCTTCTGTTGCCCAGTGAAGGCATCGTCAAGAGCTCTACGTGCAGCTGATTCGCTACCGTACTCGTCCATCATGATCTTCTTACTATGTGCTCCAGCGAATAGCATAGCTTCAATGGTATCCTTATCGAAGTCACGCTCCATCATAGAGGCAAGGAAGTCAGACATACGATAGCCAAGCTGACCACCCTCTGCCAGTCCTCTGTCCATGTGGAACCTAACAAGGTTGACATGCCCAGCTCCATGGGTCGGGGTTGGCATTAGAGAGCCATATATGAAGCCTTCTTTCTTCATCTGCTTTCTGGCCTGATTGTATGCGTCAACGTCAAGACCGCCGTTCTTGTTATGGAACATCTGCATCATGGTAGTACGAGACATACCTACGTTGTACGTATCTCCTCTGACGTGTCCAGCAATAGACTTGGACTTGTTGTTCATTGCACCGCCACCGATCTGAGGGAGGATACGTCCTCTACCTGCTGTTTCGGCTCTGGCCTTGAAGACTGAGCTTTCTAGGTAACCGTCTTTGGTACCTCCAGACATCTGTCTACCTAACACCTGTAGAGCGGATGTTCTGATATCGTCCTGTGATCCACTTGATACAGCAGACAGGAGCTTGAAGACTCCATACTCAAGAGACTCCTTACCTAAGGTGACTGGCTCACCAGCTACACCTCTCACTCCACGTCCCATCTCTAGTCCACTTGGTATATATACGTGCCCTGCATTAACATGCCCACCGCTCATGGGGACATTGACGTCATTCATCCCTAGGTCAAGGAAGAAACCAGCGCGACCTTCGTCCATAAACGATGTAGACATAAGCTCATCGTATGGCATCTTGTTCTTGATAGCATTGAGCCCAACCTCTTGTCCGTATCTCTTAGACATCTGGCTGCTGTCCATAATAGACAGATTGTTCATCCCAGCCCAGGAATTGAACCCACCATTGTCAACGAGGGGCATGAACGGTGCTTTGATGGCAGCAGGTATCGACGCCTTATTGACATAACCACTAGGGCTTAGGTCAGTTCTACTGAGCTCCATACCGCTTTGGTGCTCGAATGTCCTGCTCATCAAGACATACATCGGGTTCTTTTGTCCGAAGCTTTGGGCCATTTGGTTGAGAGTCTGTAGCTTAATGCTGAATGGATTAGCCTGAGAGACGATCTCTTCAGCTGCTCCGAATCTTTCAGAGTGGCTTGTCAGGAATAGTCTTGCATGCTTCATTGCCTCAGGTGATACATTACCAAAGTCACCTGCACCACCGCCAAGCCTACGTATCATAGCTCCGGCTTTGGCTCTGATCTCATCGTTGTAGAACCCCATGGACTCTAGGGCAGACTTGGAAGCCTTCATGTAATTCTGTTGGTCCAGACCACGCCCTGCTACTACCTGACCACCTCTGGCGACTAGCCCTTTACCACCGTGTCTACGGTATTGTGATATGAACTCGTTGACATTATCACCTAGATTTCCTTCCATGGTTCCCAGGAGGTTTGACCTATGCTGGAAGTCCATACGGAATGGGTCGATACCACCAACTGTTTCTTTGGTGGTGATCATGTGTGAGTACTTGGCTAGGTCACCGAACTCTCGTTCAGCAAACCCACCACGTTCTGTTACCGCTGTGTACCTAGCGCTGCCGCCTAGTAGACCAGATACGTGATCTCTGCTTGCGCCTCTACCGAACGACAGCTTACGCTCAGCATCGTAGTCACTCCAGGATGCACCCAAGAAGTGGGTCGTGCCATAGCTGAGGTTGTTTCTGTTGATCGCTGAAGGGTCAATAGGAAGACCTTGCCCGGCAGGTATCATGCCTGGTCTGACTCCCTGCTCACGGACCCTACCTATATAGTCCTGCCATGCTGGCATACTAAGGTGACGTCCTGCGACATCCTCAAGCATACCGACCGTCTCACCGACAGTCATCATCTTCTCTATCTGCCTAGAGGCAGACATGTTCCATCCGATAGAGCTACTACCGGCCTTAGTAAGTAAAGCACCCGCGTCTCCAGTCAATCTTAGGTTGGCTGCTGGACTCATGCCGTTGTGCATTACAACAACAGGGCTCATGACGTGAGACATAGGCTTAGCCCCACCAGCTGCGCCTAGAGCGCCAGACATGACAGAGCCAGGAGCATAGGCTGCGTTCATAGCTTTGCCTATACGGTACTCTCCGAACGTTGAACCAACGTTACGGATGTTGCCGTGCATTCCCATACCCTTAGATGTCTTACCTATTCGACTGAGCACCTGTGGTCTCCAGATCTCTTGGATACCACGTGCTTGATAGAAACCTTTGGACTGAGCTCTCTTGGTAGATAGCTCCCCTGGAAGGAACATACCATCTTCTAGCATCATACTAGGCAATACATTTCCTTTCTTGATCTCGTGCTTCAGTGCAGGCCAGGCCATCTTACTGAACTTGACCATCTGCATAGATGTACTTTGTTGTACATGATCAGGTAAGCTCTCTATCGATGTCCTTACTGCTGAGTGAAATCTTTCAGCTGTTGTGACCTTACCAGAGGCCACGTCACTGAATACTTTGCCCAGTGCTTCGTCGACAGAGAACAGTTGGTTCTCAGCCACACGTACAGTGCCTTGGTCAAAGAGGCTACCATAAACAGAGCGCTGGCCTTGTGATATAATAGGGTTGGTGAGATCACCGAACGTGGTGGCCTTTGCGGCTATCCCCGTATCAGAGGTGATGAGGTCAGATCTCCTCATGTTCTCGTAACCAGCTGAGAGGGCTATACCTACGTTCTCAGGTCTAGTGCCGAGCACCTGCTGTGTACCAGCCTCGAATGCTCGTAGTGCCAGCATAACAGGAGACTCTACTTGACCACCTGACAGTGTAGGACGTACAGTTCCGACCTTACCTCCGAGCTTGTATATACCTGACGTCATTCCTCCAGAGGAAGCGCCTACTCCGGTAGCTCTGTCTGCGAATCCGATGGGAAGAGGCTTGAATCCGCTGAGGTCTGTACCGGCAGTACCGACATATACAGAGCCAGTCTCATCTAGAGCCATGGCAATCTTGCCACCAGACTCTTGATAGAGATTGCTCATGATAGCTTCGAACTCTCCTCTGTAACGAGAGCCTGCTATGCCCTCGACACGATCAAAGAAGTCTTTAAATCCTACCGTATTCATACCAGCAGGGCCAGTGCCTGAGGCGCTACCGTATACAGCCCAGCTTTTGGTCTTACTCTTGATAGCTCTTGCTAGGGCGTAGGGGTCTGTCTGACTAAAGACACCACCTGTTGTCCCACTGAGTCCTTCTACTCCATGGTTTGCTAGCACTTGCTTGAAGAAAGGTATAGTACCTCTCTGCTGTGCTTGCATGTATGCGCCATAGGTGACCATCTGAGATACTTGATTCCCTTTGAGTGCAGCATTGTAGTCAACTGCTCCTGCTTCGAAGCCGGGGAGCTTGCTAATATTTGCGTACTCTTCATCGATGAGCATCTTACGTGCTCTGTCGAGGTACTCCATACCAGAGCCAGCCTCTATACCACCTGACATAGACGTAGTTCTGACTAAGCTTTCTATGTCCTCTGCCTTGGTTGAGGCAGCCATAGACGACAGTCCAGGGAAGAACTTCTGTAGCAGTCCCTTGGCGGGGACCACTGCAGTCATTGAGTTTACATGAGTAGACTCAGACAGTCCTTTCCTTGTAAGAGCCGTGAACATGTCACGTTCCCAGGGGATAGTCATATCACCAAGGCCTGAAGTTGCATGCCCACTTTTAGTGAATGCACCCATAGCCTCTCTCATGCCGCCAGAAGATATAACAGATTTCTTGAGGAAGCCACTTCCCTCACTGACTCCACGCTCTGCCAGAGTCATGCCATGGAGATTGGTCGTTACCGCAGAGGCACCGAGGTATGCTTGGCTACCGATAGCATCCTTAGGAGCTGCTGTGATATTAGAATACGACAATTGAGGGAACAGCACGTTAGAGCTGCTACCTCTGCTGTCAAACACCTGAGAGTGCAGAGACTCCTGCACTTGCTTCAGGTTGTTCAGTAGATTAGACTTATCTGGCATTACCTATATAATTGGAAGAAGGAAAAGACATCGTCGCGCCTTGTGTCCTCTAGGGAGTTAAATTGTATGTCAAGATTAGGTCCGTCACCGAAGTCCATACCCATGACATTACCGTAAGGGACGTAGTCACCGTACGCATCATAAACTGCAGAATGATTATTTCTTTTCCTTTTCTTTTTAATGTTTTCAATCCCTTCTAAGAATGGGAATCGATTCGCAACCTCTCGTTGCTGTGCAGGGAAGTATCCAAACCTGTGAACAGCATCTGACACTCCATTTATGCCAGACTCGATAGACTTAATTTTGATAGCATTGATGGGAACTCCTGGATGCCAACCAGCCCAATCGGAGCTTGGGGCTCCATGGGACTCGAAGTAATCAGCAGCACCTCTTTGAGCTGCACCATGAGCTGTGTCGCTTGCCACACCAGATCTACCAGACCATAATCCGGATAGTACTGTCTTCATGTGATCAGGTACATACTCTAGGATACGCTCTCTATTGACTGCAGAGGCTCCTTTGAAGGCACGAAAGTATTCTCTCTCGGTTCTTCCTAGTGACCTAGCATAGGCAGAGTCATCACCACTCTTCTGGAATGTAGACAAACCGTATGCAGTAGTCTTCTCTGACTGTCTCAAGAACGCAGCTCTTAGCTGTGGGTTGCTCTGTGACATCTCTGCTAAGTTAGCATACTTACTGTATTGTAAGTAATCGAAGTACTGATTGACTTCTCTCTCTCGTTCGACATGTTGGGGTACAAAGCCTCCAGATAACTTTCCGGTCCCAACCATGCGAGCCGTACCCATTAATACACCAGCAGCTCCACCAATTATCATGTTAGAGCCCATGCTTAAGGTGGATGGTGTGAACGGATTCATGAACTTAGCAAGAGGAGCAGCTAGAAGACCCCCCAGAAGCTCTCCCTTAGCCGTAGCCGTTGCAGGGTCCGATCCCATGACATCATAGATCGCGGGCCTTACAATCGTTTCTAGAGGCCTCTGCCAGTCTGCAAAGGTATCTCCCTCGACTTGGAACTTCACATAGTGATCTAGAGGCTGTCTCTTAGGCATGAACTTGCTGCCAATAAGAGGGATCTCACTGCCTAGGTCATAGGCTGAGTCCCAACCTGATCTAACAACTTGTGCCAGTGGGTGGAGGTTAGCCTTAGCTACAATATCTTGACTGTTGAATCCGAGACGGTCTAGCTTCTTCTCTCTGTTATTGAGAGCTTGATCTACCTTCTGTGTCCAGTAAGGAGAAAGCTGCTGCGATTCTATACCACCTCTAGCTGCATGAAAAGCAGAAGAGTTGGGTGCGACATCAGCTAGGACCATAAGCTTATCGACGTCGTCGTACACACCTGCTTGACCTGAGTGCAATCTATTGATTGCCTCATAGCCTGCTCCAGGCAGTCTATAGTCTCCACCTGAGATCTTAGTGTATGCATCACCTCTAGTGAAGTCTACAAAATAGTTACGATCTTCCTGATACTCACCCAGTGATCCGGGCAACCACCTTGGCATTGTATTGGGTATCGGATTGACCTGTTGGTTAATCTTACTAGGGTTACTATAGTCTGACATCAGGAAACGTCTGATGAATTCAGTCTGACCGCCTAGGCCACCAAGGTTAAGACCATAGAAGTCTCGACTTATGCTGTTCATATTACCAGCGTCAGCCATGGTGTAGTTCTCATCGAACTGTACACCAAAGAACTGCAAGGCAAACTTCCAGATACCCATAGGTTCTAGAGCTACATTAGTCCACTTGGACACTCTGTCTCTTAGAACATCTGGTCTATTGAGGTCTACGAGGGCATTGGGTAGATCAGGGATACCTAGTTGTGATCCAATGTTCTCAGGTACACCTCTCTCTGTGATGTTAGATGAAGCAACCATGTCCGCTTGGGCATGCATTGTCTTCTTAGGCTTCAGGGCTGCACCTATAGTGTCAGCCAAGATGGGACCAAAGATTGGTACCCCTTCTAGCATACCACCTGTGACAGGGTATGGTCTGTTGTAGTAGTTTCTTTTCTCTAAGGAATAAGGATCAAGCAGCGGCTTTAGTCCGAACAGGTTGCTTGGCGTAGGAAGTAAGGAAACGTTCTTCCAGTAGTTACCTTCGCTGCCATAAGTGTTGACAGTCCCTGGCTGGTCTATCATCTTACGATACCAGCTAGGAGCGAAGTGATCTATCTCTCCACCCTTGAACGGTTGGTAACCCAAGCCCCACCATCTGGCTTTCCTGATTGGGACAAGCTCCTCTCCAGCGTACTGGTTCTGTAACTCTGCTGAGCTCTGCCCAACTTCAGGTCCACCAGCTACGCCGTAGACTGCTGCACCTACACCTGTTGCCTTGAGGTACGAGGCACCTTTGCCGAGCATCTTGATACCAGCACCCAGTGCTCCTGCTGTACCAAGTAGCCCAACACTGAGTCCAGGCAGAAGAGATGTCTCTACGTAGTTAGATGCTCCAGCTATGCCGGTGCCCTCTCTGATCTTCTGCTGTGCTACTCGTGCACTCGTATAAACAGAAGCAGCAGTCTTCATTGGGTTGACGCCTGTAACCTGCTCAGTAGCATAGTTGGCGTAGCGTATCCCCTCTGCAAGAACCATGTAGGCAGCAGGTATGGCAGCAAGCCTTGCTGTGTTGCCCAGTAGGCTTCCACTGGGTCGGAATCCTATACCCAGACCTGTAGAGCTAGCCAGAGCATTGAGCCTAATGGTCATGTAATTACCAAAGTCCTTGGCTGTGTTTAGAGCACCACCTGACGTTGCGTAGTGAGAAGCTCTCTCTATGTACTCAAGGTTACCTAGTTGATCTACACCAGTGGCACCTTGAGCTACAGTCCTTCGCCCTGCTTGGTTATCAAGAGACCTGATACCGCTCTGCCCAAAGTGCGAAGTGATATGGCCCTTGTTTGGTTTAATAGCAAGAGCAGCTTCCGAGTTGAGGACTACAACATCGGGGTTCATTCCCATGTAGGCTAGAGCTCTCTCCTTCTTGGTTGGAACATCTTTCCTTAGGAGCCCTTGACCATGAAACTTACCCTTAGTGAACTCAGATCCTGTTGCTCCTACGAAGTCAATCTCTGGTGCGAAAGACTTAGAAAACCTACCCAGTATGCTTTCTTGAGCTACCTTATAGTCTCTACCGTAGAACTTAGCGTCACCTGTTCCTACCTTAGAGATGTTACGTAAGACATTCTTAAAGAAAGAAAGCCCCACGCCTTGTTTGTCGTGGAACTTGGTTCCCACACCTGTACGTTCTTGGAGTGCATTGTACAGACCAGAACCGGTGTCTGGTGTGTAGAGCTTGCCTATAGTTCCCTTGTCAGATGCCTCTCTGAGTACTGCTGACTGAAACCTCTTGTCTCCACTGGTACCGATGATCTGATTCTCAGCGGTTTTAACTAGCCCCTTAGAGGTGGATTTGTAAACGTTACCACCAACAGCTATCGTTGGCATCCTGTCTCTACCAGGAGTGATATGAGCTACCGCTCTACCTCCTTTCATGAAGTCAGGTGCAGCCTTGAAGACACCGGCTATGTCAAACATCTTCGACATCTGAACGACAGCCTTCTTAGGGTTGGTCATTCTCATGTCTACGACACGACCACCCTTAGCAGTGAAGAGATTAGAGTCCACGATAGTGTCTCTAGTGATCCACTTCATCTCTGTAGCTTTCTCAACTACACCGAGAGATAGTGGTATCCTTCTACCTGATGACCCCACTGTCTGGAACTGGAGAGAACCAATGTTCTTTTCCCAGTTCGAAGCGTTGTCTAAGATCTCACCAAAGGTGAGAGGCTGGAGGTCGTGGTGGAACCCGCTAGGGGTAGCGCTACCAGCGGACCTAGGTAGGCTTTGGAAGTGCTTTGTGAACAGCTCTTCTATATCAGGCCTGTTCGAGTGCATATCAGGTCTTTGCAGAATACGCAATGCTTCTGCTAAGTCCTGTACTGAGTCTAGCTCTCCAGCTCTTGCTCCTCCGAGACCCAGAGTAAGTGCTCTACCTCCAGCGTCTGGGTGGATCCCCAGAGTCTTGTAGAGCATGTCTGACGTTTCAGGCGGGAACTCGGGGTTCACTTTACGCCCAAGACTACTGATGTACCTAGCGTACCGACCAGTCTTGTCTGCTGCCTCTGCAAAGAAGTTCCTGTTTATTGACTTACCAAATACAGCACCCGCAGCGCTGAGCAATACTATTCTAGATAGCCACTCAGCGTCCTTACGGTTGTCTTCTGTGCTGTTGGAGTCGAAGCTTGGAATGCTCTCTTCGAATCCGTCTGGTATATCTGCCATTAGAACTCTGGGAGGTCTGCTATATCAGGATTATTTAGGAAGTCTATGCTCTCCATTCCCTCTGGGATAGGAGGCATGTTTTGTTCGTGCTCAACGTCAGTTGAACCATTCATGATATTGACAACATCAACCTCTGCACCAATGGCAGCCTCTGCCATAGCGAACAGCTTGACCTGTTTCTCCATTGTGTATCTTTCGTATTCGTCTGGCTTGACGTTGAAGGTAGCACACACGTATGTTTGCATGATAGAGTCTAACTGAGTTGCCTCAGATCTCTTCTGCATTACCATCTCTAGGTAGAGATTCTTATTCTGGAACCCACTCTTTAGTAGGATGACTTCAGCAAACTTGTCAGGATAAAATGCCTTGGTGATATCTAGAAAGTTCTCTACACCTTGGTCGTAGTCAGTGTACATAGCACACAACCTAATGATCGTGTCATTAATAAACTGAGCATCTAAGTGCTTCTCTAAGTCGCACACCATTTGATATTCATCAAAAGTTAAAGGCCGAAACAGGAAGTCTCGACCTTCAATTACTACGTAGTAAATTTCTTGATGTCCCTCTACACGGAGAGCGACGAAGGCCTTTGCGGTTTCGTCTTTCATCTTGGTTCCTTACAATCTGGTTGCTTCGAAGTCAGCTCCTGCAAAACCTGACAATGCCAGGATCTCATTAGATAGGGTGTCTACTGCGCCTGCTAGTATCTTAGTGACATCGACCTCGGGGAAGACTAGGCACTTGGCTACTAGGTTCTCGATCTCGTCTTCTTGAATCTCTACAGTGAGCTTCATGTCATCACCAGCTGCTTCCAGTTTGGTGTTTCTCTCTGCCATCAGGATACGCCACTCCTTACGAGTCACTGCTCTAATGCCATACTCCTTGCCTGCGATAGTAATCATCGCTACTTCAAAGCCTTCTTTGGCTGCTTCTTTGATGGCTGCCATGCATTCTGTTGTTTCTTTTTTGTCTTTTTCCATTACTTAGTTATTTGTTAAGCTTCTAGCTTCTTTTTTGTCTCGTTCACTTGTGAATTGGTGTTCCTAGCTGTGTTGGATACAACATCTACCGTTCTAGCAAAGAAAGGATAGATCTCGAAGATTGGTTGAGATGAACTACTCATATCATTTCCGGCACCAGCTGCCGCAGAGTAGGTGCTAGACTCTCCGATTAGGACACAGTCTCTGAAGATTCTCCTGAAACCAGCCTCTTTCTCATGGTTACCGTACTTGACAGTCATGTCAAATATATACAGATGTGTGCCTCTGTCAAGGGGGCTATCGAACATACCAGCTGGGGTATTGTCTACGTCGTCCTCCGCATTGTATGCTTTGTCAAACTGCATCTTCAGCCTGTCTACTATATACTGATTGGTGCCTATATCTCTTTCGAATCTCTCTGCTATATGAGATAGCTTCTGGTCTGTAGACATGCCGTCCATTGCTGAGAAGTCCAATATATCCTTAGGGACAGGAATAGCAGAACGCTCGAATGACTCCTTGAAGACCTCGTCAGATAGGATCTTTGTAGTGGCTGCCTTCTCTAGGGCAGCGGTTAAGTATCCAGGGTATCTGAAGTTGAGAACAAGCTGTCCAGTTATGAGTTCTTTGCCTTTAGCAATGAACCCAAACTGTTGATCGTTGTAACCGTATATAGGCTGGTGGTTTACCTGCCTTTTGGTGTCCACTCTAAACATGTCGTCGATCTCAATGCCATTGATATAGCACCTGACATCGGATGGGGTAGGGTAAAATCTATTACTCATCGAAACCGAATACGCTAGGAGGTGGGATTGTGGGGTTGAAATTGATCAGCTGACTTTCCATTATTGACTGGAAGAGAACGGGGTCTGTTACAGATCCACCGTTAGAGAAGAAGCCAACCCCTCCTGGTCCAACACTCTGGAAGAATGCACCAAAGTCTACATTGGTATCGTTCCTTGGAAGGCCTCCACTGGTCTCCATGAGGTGATCGAATAGAAGATCGTCTGGTGTCTTATTCCTTGTGAGCTGTCTTTGTGTTAACTTGAGGAAGGCATCGTATACCGGGTTCTGAATGAACGGGCTTACATGCTCTGCTACATACGTGTAGGTGCTTTCAGTGTAGATGTCGTCTACTGAGTAGGTTGTACCCGTGTTGGTCAAGGTGACACCACTGATGATCTGTACTCCAGCAGTTCCACCTTCGTTGACTGCACTTAGGATAATATCAAAGGGTGGTAGCATGTCTACGTGCCACTTACCGTCTGATCTGACAGCTGAGTTCATTGCATCGAATGTGAACAGCTCTTGGAATGGGTCTTTGTCTATAACCGAAAAGATCATAGAACCGGCGAATGTTCTTGCTCCCTTACCATAGCATCTTGGTTTTCGTCTACCAAGGATTCGTACGGGGCTTACTGATGCCGTTGAGCTAATTGTGATAGTCTGCATCTCAGAAGACAACTTAAATGGTTTAGCGGGCACAGCGTTATTGAGGAACGCTGAGTCGATTACCAATACAACAGAGAAGTCTGTGCCAGAGAAGCTTTGTACAGTCATAGTCTAAAGAAAAAAAAAGGGGAGATAGGTTTGACCCTATCCCCCCGAGTCAGGGCTAGCTAATCAGCTTAGGCAAAGTTGAGTCCACCAGCGATTGACGCAATGTCAAGGCCTTTAGACGCAACACCGTTTGCTTGGTGCGTAGCGTTAAATGGTGTAATGCTCCTCGCGATGAACGTACACGCTTCGTCTGTGGAGATATCATCGATGCTCATTCCTGAACCGCAGTTCAAGATCTCTACACCGTGGATCTTCATGGACGCGAAGTGTCCGTACTCGTTTGCAGCGTTTATCACAATGTCAAATGGCAAAATCTGATCATGATAAGTAGGCCTTGCGACAACCTTATCAAGGGTTACCGTCTTGGGGCCATTTGCACCAATAGATGTATTAGCGATACCGCTAATGTTAATTTGAGGAATACTGACATCCACTAGAACTCCACCGTGTCTCTCTGTTTTTCCAATTAGGAAACCGGAGTCCTTGAAGGCCTCCAGAAGAGCTGAACGGTCGAATACCATGAACACCAGAGATCCTGCGATACCACGTTTCCCTCTTGAGAAAGAACGTGGATCTGGGCTACCCATTGTGTACAACGGGGCTTTCTCCCTTTGGACAGTATACGAGATACCTTGGAGCTCACCGACTAAGGTGCCTCCAAAGGTAACAAGCATATCTACTCCAGAGAAAGAGTTGTATGTCTTGAAGTCACTTGTTGTGCTACCTCCAGCCATTGCTTACCTCCTTAAAGTGTTTTAGCTAGTGATACTGACTGCGAAATCTTAGTGATCTCGAAGGCTGGTACCAAGGTTAAATCGATTTCAACTTCACCGAGGACTTGCTGATCAGGAGTTGCGGCTACGAAGAACTCGTAGTCGTTCAGTGCACCAGCTTCACGCATACGGAAGAGAACTCTGTCGATCTCAGCCTGCATGGCGTTACGGTTTACTGCACTGTTAGCCTCACCCAGGAAGGGTTCTGCAACAGCTTTGATTGCCTGAAGAGCAGCATCAACGATGCGCATAGTCGAAAGTCGAACAAAATCGGAACGTACGTACTTAGATACGTTGTGAGCTCCGGTCACTCCACTAGCTACCGTATGGCCTGCACGCTTGTTCATGAACGTTGTCAACCTACGAGCGGCTAGTTTGTTCGCTTGCTTTGCAGAAAGCGGACGTCTTGCCTTGAGGTTAGCAACGACCTTGTTAGTCGTTGAGGAGTGAGGTATTAGTGTATTCATGAAACCAGCATAAGCTGCGGCTCCATCAGTATTGTACACAGTGTTGCTCAAAGGAGCGAATACACCGCGTGCAAGATCTCGCGTCTGGTTGTTAGCAGTAATCATAGGCGATGCGATAATGCATAGTCTACGCCCTGCGTCAACTCTGTTTCCTTTCTGGTCTGTTGTTAAAGCACCGAGTGAATCGGTTGCTTGCCAGCTGGTCCAATAAGAACTATTGACACTGTCAGCTAGGTTGTCAGCATTTTCAGGATAGAAAACACCAGCAGTATCTGTAGAGCCTTTGAGGAAGTTAGAGTAGATCGTAGGGAATGATGCGTTGGTGTCTGCAACATATGGGGCGACAGAAGTTCCGTCGTCGTCTTGTTGTGAAGCGTAATTCGTCCACTCGTCCACAAGGGAGAGAGACGGAATTCCAAACATCATATTTCCAGTCGAGTTTTTATTACTTGGTTCGTCGAGTTGACCATAGAATGCAGCTATCTCACCACTTAAAGAAGTGGTTAGAAGAGTTTCTTTCCATGCATATGCCCAGGTGAGTACAGGCATATTGCCTATCACGCCAAGGCATGTGTTGTCAAATTCAGAAGTTGCTTGGTAGCAGAAGTTTGCAAGCTGGTTCGCGAACGATCCAGTTACACCAGTGGCGTCAGCCCAGGCTCCGACAGGGACTACAACGTCAAGTTCGGTGTTCTTGATCACATCATATGCGAGGTCAAGATCAGCGTAGCGTTGTAGCATGCCAGTTCCTTTAGGAGAGATGTAGTCTTCTAGTTGAGCACCTGAATAGTGCCCAATAACTACGATCTCTACGGCGTTAGCCCCCCCACCTATAGCCTCTTCTAGAGCAAGAGCGAGTTCACCTGGGTAGGTGTTTCCGCTTGCGCCAGAGAAGTATAGTGAGGAAGCTGCCTGGCCTACGTTAGTTACTTGAAAAGGGTCTCTCACCGGAATCGATGAGTTTGAGGTGACCCCTAGAATAGTAACTTTAGGCCCGGCTGGTGGCGGTGCAATCTTCAACCCCAAGTCATTTAGGGTGACCGTTAAGGCCGGTAAAGAGTCAAATGCCATGTCCTTATCTCCGTTAGGTTAGGTTAGGTTTTGGTCGTCTAGGACGGTTGTCCCAAACAGATAATTGCCATTAGAGTCATGGAAGAGATCTTTATACTCGGCAGCACTGATTTGGCCAGTGACTGCTTGCCCAGCAATGTTATACTCTCCAACCACAGGAACAATTTGACTTGACAATTTGATTGTCAAATCAATATCCGTGATCTCTCTAATAGCCCGAGCCTCCAGGGCTTCTGTTCGAATGAAGTACTGTAAGGCTCTGGACTTTAAATCCTGTCTCCATTTGGAAACTGCCTTATCTCTCAAGCGCTCTAAAAAAAGAACTTGTTGTACACCATTTTTCACTAGTACCCCTCCGTAAAGACACATAAATCTTTCAAACCAATCGGCCAGATTGTCAGCTGATAAATTGTCAGTAGTCCAGCAGTCGAACTGTAAGAGATTGTCAAACCATTGGCCAGAGATCTCAATCTGATGATTGGTACTATCTGATGGTGTATGAGTTTCTCTGTATCGAGGACGATACTGCTTTGCGACACCAAATGGCCTAGTCGTAATACTCCCAGGAGTTTTTCGGATAAGGGCATACACGACTGTAGGGATCACAGGACCCTTGTCTACAATCAAGCCATTGCTGTCTTGGTTTTCATTCCCGAGTAGTTCAGGGTCTTCAGCGGTAAAACGTACGTACGCGCTTTTGCTGAGGAACTGAATCTTATGGGCTTGAGTTCTTAGAGGCGGGCTGTCAGTTGCAGAAAGCTTAATGAGTCCTTCCCACCGTTTGGTGATAGGATCTACTAGTGCTTCTTGAATTGAATAAATCTCGCCTGTTGTTTTGTTTCTAATACGATCTCCCTCTTCTGGTTTCTGAAAGAGGTAAGGAAGATGTAGTAGTCTGTTGTCATAATCATGATTACGATAGTAGGACTCAAATTGCTTGAGTAGCCTATCGATCATCATCATTGTCTCTGGAAGATCAGCGTTCCTATTGGTAACGCTTCTCTTCTGGTAGAGTGATGTCCACCATGAGTTGGTTGTACTGTGGTCTTGGTAGAGAATAGAAGGATCGTCGAAATCCTCTAGGTTCGTTGGTTGACCAAGCTTGTCTAAATTGTCGCTCATTATGTTGGCCTATTCCCGTATCCGAGGTTATCCTCTTCTACAAAACAACGAAAGAACTCAATGCCTCCAGCGTGCAAGGTCGGTTGACCGGCACGGAGAGGCTCTGCGTCCTGTATACTCCATATTCTACGAATCCTGAATGGCTGCTTTAGCTCACCATTCGTTTCGTCTAACTCCATCTCTAGGATGAAGTCTGTGTTCTTTGGTTGCTTGTCTGATCTAACAATGAAGACGCGCAACTTTGTGTTCAGTGCACCAATCTGAGTCTGATGATCAAACCCAGGTTGGGCAAGGTAACTGAAACCCTGAATCAGCTTATCTACATAAGCATAGTTTTTGACTATGTGTTGAAAGTCAGGGTTGCTTTGGTCATACTGACCCGGTACTAGGTCAGAAGCTTCTCTAGTCTTTACCGTCAGGTCTACAGATCGTAAAGCTACCCACTGACCGAATTCTTTAATCAGGTCGTTGGCTTCTTTCTTTAGATCTATAAACCCGATTTTAGGCATGGACTATATTAGGCATTTGGATTCTCATGAATGGATTCCATTCCGTGAGTGTCCAAGTCTTTAGGTAGGGTAGGATTCTTGGGCAAGGCATAATGGTTGCCTTGATTGGGGTTCTCGGTAAGCTTCTTAATTGATGCAGTAGCTTCCTCGTTGAAACTGGGATTCATTTGATGTCCCTTTTCCCACTCGGTTCCTTTTTCTGGTTTGTTTGTCATATTTAGTTAGTTGTTAACTCCAAAAGTTACTTGGAGGGTTTTGTGCCTGCTTATTGACAGCTATATTAGCTACCGGCAAGTTAGGTTGGTAAGTTCTCCACTTATCCTGTATTAGTTTTCCGGCTACTCCATGCCACATTCTGTCAACAGAGCCAGCGATACGACGGGTATCGCTATATCTCATGGCTATAAGTCTACGTCCAGCAAATGTTTTCTCAAGCTTGTCGAGACCGTCAAGGGCTCTGGCATGCTTCAGGGAGAGTCTTGCTGCTTCTGTCTGCTTCGGGTCAATAGATACGTTTAAGTCGCCTAGCTGGCGTCTGGTGCCGTCCACTAGAGCCTTCTCTAGTTCTTTGTCATCTAGGATGTCAACGATAGTCTTTAACATTACCCAGCGACTCTGCTGGAATGTAGGAGTAGTTATGGTAGTTGCGAATCTTTCTTGTAAATGCACAGTGTTTGCAAAAAGCAAAGCCGCGACATAGTCTTCGTTAAGCTCCTCAATGGCTGCTCTGATCTCTCTTTTGATCACATGAATGCCAGATACCTTGGGGTATCTGTCTGTAGTAAAAGCAAAGACGTATTCACTTGGTCCGAACTCACTACCGTCATAAGCTGTGACACCTGTGTTGATAACCACCTCTACACCTACGTTGTTAGGTACTGTGCCATTGAAGTTGAGATACATAGTATCACCACTGCAGACCAGTCCAGTCATGGTAGGTAGAGAGCCAGCACCTAGTACGGAGTCAGCTGCGTAGTATTGAGAGTCATCGAGCATACCATACATGTCTATGTCAACCCAACTATCCACACATAGCTCCCCAGACAATGCTTTATTGAATGTTATGGAGATTTGATTAGCTCCATTCAATCCGGTTGCAATATCATGGTCATGGTTGTAAGGCCAGGTAGTCTTCACAGTGAAGTCACCAAGGGCCTTGACATGGACAGGTAGATTCAGATCTCCTTCTAGCGAGAAGTCTGTAGCATTCTTGTCTATAGACGAATCGTCTATGTAGGTCTTAACACCTGTAGTGAAAGAGACCTCTATAGTGGTGGCAAGATAATCACCACCACTATCTCTTAAAGCATAAGATACATTGATTGCAATGTCAGTTCCAATAAATCTCAGCTTGTACAATGACTTCTCTGACAAGACAGACAGAGGTGTGACCCTGATCGTCTTGCTGCTAGAAATGTACTCAATAGACACTTCTACTAAAGAGCTTGTAGCTACATTCAGTAGAGTGACAGAGTTGACATTAATGTTCGTGGTATTTAGGTCACCAACGAACACAGCCTCCAATGGCTTATTGATAAAGACATCGGAGGCTCCTGCTAGAGGAGTGCTTGTGCTAAGTACTGGAACTGTCATTGGGTTAGCTTAGGAATTTGTCTAAGTCAGCTGCTGCAGCTTTAGACTCTTCTGGTGAGACAACAGAGGACACGGGGATATTAAGGTCATCCTTCTTACCTGTGTCTTCTATGACGACACCTCTCTCTTTATCAATAACAACCTCGTATGCATCTTCGTCTACATAGTCTTCTACAAGCTGTAGAGGTCCTTGGTAAGAATCGATACCAGCTTGAATAAAGATAAGCCACGGATCTCTGTTGCGATTACTACGCTCAAAGCTTAAACATTGCGACAGAACCTCAAGGGCAGTGTAGCCACCATCAGATCCTCTAGCAACTAAGTCGCGAAAGACTTGCTTGACTTTCTCGTCAAGCATCCTAGCTGTCTTAACGATCTTGACGTACTGCTCAATGGTACCAACTGCCTTAGTGATGGCGGGGATCCATGTCTTCCCAACTACGATCTTATTAGCTTGTATAGCAAGTGTAACCTGTAGTGCTTCAGACTCCGTGAGTCCCTTAGGCACAGTTGTGTGCCAGTTATCTGGAGACAGCCAGACTTTCATCTCGTCGTCTGTACCTACTCCAAAGTAGGCTCCAGCTTTCATGTTGATCGATAGTACTACACCTGCATGGTTGTCCAATGCGCCTAGTGGTTGTACTGTTACTGTAGCTTTCTTGGAAGCTACTTTCTCTGTTGTTTTCTTTTTACTATTAGCCATTTGATATATTCCTGACAAAAAATAGCCCCCGAGGTACATATTGTACCCCAGGGGCTGCGTTACCCGCCTTGGGGATTTAGCTTAACTTATACTTGGCCGACGATGCTAGTGTTATCTGCATCACCAGTTAGTAGGTTAGAAAGGGTTACCGTTGCAGGCTCAAGCTTGCTAGCGAAGTCGAAGCTACGGTTGAGGCTGACGCCTTTAATCACACCGGATCCTTTACCTTCGTTCATGCTTCCGAGACCATAACGTTCACGTAGTTTCACTTTGTGGATGTCACGGGCTGGGTCTGACCAGCTATCGACCATGATGTCCTCGTCTACTACTAGCACACCGAGCTCACTTGAGTCACAAAGGATCAGGTCCGTTGTGTTCAGAGTAGAGTTATAAGGCATGTAAGGAGTCACTACGATTCTGAACGGATAAGGGAACATGCCCGGTACGTCAGTGAAAGTAGTGGCAATGTTCTGAGGAGCAGTCACAGTTGTGTTCTGGAGTAGACCGTTTCCGAATCCACCGTTGCTCCATTCAGGAGCGTTACCAGGTCCACCTTTGTGAGCGTTCCACATTGCAGCACCATTCTGGAATCCGAACGCACGCTGTAGTGCCTCGTCGGCAAACAGTTCCCATGCGAATGGGTTCATTAGAAGGGTGTTAGGCGTGAAGCCTCTCGTTATCATTGCGGCGTAAGCCTTATGCAAGTCAGTCAGAGTCATGGTACCATTGTAGGCACCAGCTGAGTCACGACCAGTCGTTGAGGAGTAAGAGGTGCTGGTGTTGTCAAACAGAGTGTTTGTACCATCAGCGTTGTCGATAATCATATCGGCAACCTTGTGCTCCTTCCAACGGATCATAGCACGACCAGCGGCCCGTAGATGCATGCCCATGATGTCAAACAGAGAATAACGAATCATCTCTTCTGTCATCTTAATGGCTACACCGGACTTACCGATGGTTGCGACTACCTGACCAGCGAATTCTAGACTACGCTCTGGGTATTCGCCGCCTTCAGGGATGTCAGCTGCTGTGATAGCGCCGACTGCCGGGAAGGTTAGTTGAGTACCGTGAGAGTAATTAATACGCTGGAGTAGACCTGTAAGAACAACGTTAGGCTCAATAGCCTCTTTCACGATCTCACTAATAGCCCGAGGAATCAGGTTAGGGTGATCGGTTGAGAAGTTGTCATTAGTGACGATGCCTTCGGAGTACTTCCGATCCATCGTAGCTAGGTCGTCGTAGCTGATACGTCTGTCAGTTCCAGGAACCACACCGTTGTTTTTCCAAACTTGGGCGATCTTCTGGACTTTAGCCGAATCTTGCATATGCGCTTTAGCGCGTTTGTCTAGAGGGATGAGCCCTTCTAGAGTCGTGTCTTTACCGAACTCTTCACGAGCGGCAGAGACTGCTTGGTCAACTGCTCTATCTGCGACAGCTTTCATGCCTTCTTGGAGACGCAGAACGATTTCACGTTGCTTCTCGTCAAAGACTTCAAGTTCGCTAGGAGTTAATTCAAATGATTTCATATTGTATATCTCCTTTAGATTACAGTCTTACCAAGATGTTTAGCATCTTGTAGTTACCAGAGACGTCAGAGCGTGCAGCTCCGAGCCATCCAGGGGTACCACCAGTGCCAGAACCTGCGACAGCCAGACCAGGAACGGTCTGTACTTTGTCGAGTCCTTTCCACTCAGCTGTACCAGCGGTTGTTAGGGTCATGCCAGAGTAGTCATCAGAAAGCTTACTGGAAGCAGAGCCTGTAGCGAAGGTGATAGCCTTCACAACTCTACCTACAACGAACTTAGCGTTGGCTGCTGTGTCATCGTAACGCTCGAAACGACCAATTAGTCGATCAGCACTTGTCAGTAGATCTCCAATACGACCGTACTCAGCATCCACGTGTGTAGTTCCGTCGAGGGTATCGACAGCTGTTGCGTCTCCACCAATCTGGGAGACCATCACGGGGTCACCATCACGAAGCGATCTCTCGCGAGCAGTGATAGCAGGAACCTGAATGAGGTAGTTAGTAAGAATACCGACGTTTTCATTACGCTTGTAGTTTACAAACGAGTTTTGAAGTTGGAAAGAATAGATTGGCTGGTAGACGATTCCCAAGGGGAGTACGTCACCTGCAGTTAGTGCAGCAGCTGTCTGAGTACCTTGATCCGTGATGCCCCATTGTGTATGGTCATCTGAAACGGACGCGAGGTGAATACTACCGGTTACGCCGTGAGCTGGGAAGAGCTTGCCATCAGCAAGACCTCCCGTAGCTAGGCCGACCAGAGTACCTGCGTCGAATACGATTGGATCGTGGTGATGTTCGTCAACGCGGACTGGCGGAAGACCGGACCACGCCTCAGTAGGAACTGCACTAGCCTCTAGTCTAACCCCTTCAGATAGTTCTTGATACGGAGGTCTGTTGACTCCGTATCCTCTTGGGATCCTAAAAGATGGATTTGCCATAGAATTTTCCTTGGTTTATGTTAGTTTATGTAGTTAGTTAGTGTTTCCAGATCTGACTTAGGCAGATCTGGTATCTCACTGTCTTCAGTCTCTAGGGTAATGTTGGCAACTGGGTTATCCAGTGTGTCTTCATTCATAAAGTCTTGAGCAGACTTTACACCTAGTACCTTAGAGCTTTCTACGATCTCGGGACCGAGGTCGCTTAGAGCATCTTTCAGTGAGTCAAGCGATCTATCAGCATACTCTTTGAGTTTTTCCACGTAGGCTTCTTTCGAATCGATTGAAGTTACGTCGCTTTTCTTAAGTACCATGCGGTTAGAAAGCAGTTGTTGAGCATAGGCTTGTTTTGTCTCTGACAAACTGTCAGTAGCGATTGTTTTTTGCCTCTCAATCTCTGAATCCTTTTCAGCAATTTTTGCTTCTAGACGGCTTACTTTACCTTGAAGGGCTTCCTTCTCGGTGGTGGCCGTTGCTAGGCTAGCGGTGATTGCTTCCAAAGAAGCAGACATCGCAGCTGCGCTTAAGCCAGAGGTATGATCACTCTTGTCTTCCTTATCGACATCTTTGATAGGGACTATGACGTCTTCCTTATCTTTCTTGTCTTCGGTTTCCTTTGAGGGATCGTCGATGTCCTTACTGGCCGTGGGGTCATCGATGTTCTTGTCTTCTACTTCTGGATCTAGATCCTCAGTAGGTTTTGTGTCTTTGTTTTTCATATCAGTTGTCTCGTCGGGTGTTGCCAAATGGTCTTTGAATAATGGAGGAACAGCTACAACTGTCTTACCAGTTAGTTTCCGCTTATTGCTATCTGTTATTGTCTTACTATCTAGTAAATCAACGAATTCTTCTCCAACTGATAGGATTAATTTGTTGAGTTGGGCTTTTTCGCCCCCTATATTACAATGCATAACTGCATTGTCAGATGCGACCTGTGGCTCAATGATTTCAAAACCATTGATGTCAGACGCATCATCACCAGGGATGTTTACTGATGAAACTTCTCTGTATGTGAGTGGTCCTGTAATGAGGTAGCATAGGTAATCTTTGTCACCCTTTGTGTCTCCTGCCTCATCACTAGAGTATACTTCTCCGACCTTGTGCTCATGTGAGCTACCAAGGAACGACATGGAGTCTGCGATGTCTTCTCCGCAGATGGAGCAGTGTACTGATTGGAAAGCTTGCCGTGTGCTGAACTGCCTAATGCGACCATCGGCAAATTGTTCCATGGCATCTTTGTCCATGATGTCCAGGCCAAGCCTAATAAAACCAGAGCCCCGCCCTTCAGACGGTTCTCTGTAATCGAAATCAAAAGCATCTCCGTTCTTTAACTGAATGAATTCAGCAGAAGAAACCCGTCCAATTGCATCCTCTTCATCTCTATGATGCTTGAGGACAGGTTTAGGTACGGGTTCCATAAAGGTACTAACAGAGTCACGCATATGACGGCCTGGATAAACTCTCATATTTGTGAGTCTTCCTGAGTGGGTAGCGTCAATTGATGCTCGTAATAGAGACTTTTGCTTAGAGTCAAATACATCGTGCATGAAGCTGGTTGCATCCTTAGCAACTACAACGTGTTCTAGTTGCAGGTTATCTATGATTTCAAACTTAGGCTTTATCACGGTATTTGTGTCTTTTAGTTTTACGGGGAGTCTTGTCTTCCTTAGAGGATCTCTTGTCCTCACTGCGACGTTTACGTTCGAGCTTCTCTTCTTGCTCTAAGTCGTCAGATGTGTAATCGTCGTAATCTTTGTTGTGAAAAGGTTTTGGGTACCTACTCATTAAATTTACCGCCGCCTCTGTCTATGGGTAGTTCCATATTGAAGACACAATCACTATGAGTACTCAGTAGATAGTTGTATGGCATATCTCTTTCTGTGAGCGATACACGCTTAGGGCCCTGCTTGAGGCAGTCATGACAGGTTTCGTCCTCAATAGGAATAAAATCGACATTTTCTACGCCTTGCCATCTCAGAGCTCTAACGAATCCGAATCTGTAAGATATATCTATCTGCTTATCCAGTAGGTATTCGAGGTCGTTATCAAACTGCTCTAGCATAGCTGAGACCTTGAAGTCGTCATGATCCTTAGCATTCTTGTTTACCCAGTTGCTCGTACCGTCTAAGAGGCTGACTATACTTTTTCGTACATAGTTCTTAGAAAACCTATCAACACTCCTCTTTGGGATCGAGTAACTTTCATCAAGACCCATCTGGCTAAGAGCATCTTCTACTCCTATCTTGATTGCGCTTTCTATGATGCTAGCATTCTCACTGACAGCAAAATCTATAGTATCTTTGAAGTCAGGACTAGATCCTTCGGTCTTAGCGTGATGAGACATCTCGTTACGAATGTCACCTAGGCTGCGATTGATAGAGAGCTTGTATAGCTCCTTCTGGTCTTGCAGGTTGTTGTTGGCTGTGATGGCAGTCTTTGCTGCCTTCTGGCCATTCTGATTCTTAGGTCGAACTTTGTTCTGAATAGCTCTCTTAGATGAGTCACCAGAGCTACCTCCTGTGGAGGAGGCAGCCTTACTGGCTGCTGAGATTTGACCAGCAAGCTTAGTCTGCTCCATAGCTTGCTCATGAGTGAGTGCATCCTTTGTGTCAGCATTCTCTTCATCGGTAAGCTCTTTCTTGCCAAGGAATTCTCTACGAAACTCTGTACGTGAGATGACAGAGCTATTGAACATGTCTGCACCATGCTGCTGGTTGGCTCTCTCTTCTTCGCTATCGATCATTGGGAACTTGAACTTGACCATGGTGTCGTGCTTGACGTCAAAGCCTCCTTCAAGGAGCAGAGGAAGGATCAGCTCGTATGTGAGCTTAGACTCAATGATTGCCTGGAAGTCTCGTGAGGAGTCTCTGAGGGACTTGGAGGAGGCTCCAGCACTGGCTTTGGATACGTCTCCACGTCCTAGGTCTACGGGGCTTAGTCTTAGGCCACCGAGAACACGAGCTTCGTAATATTCGATAAGTGGCTTAAGGTCCAGCATTCCATCTTGGGATGCTACGACATCATGGTCCACCCTATAGGAGGTTACCATACCGCCCTGAGGAGTAAGGTTCTCTATCTCTGCCCTTACTACGTCAATTTCCGTAACACCATCTTCGAAGATCTCAGGTGGGTTCTTCTCGTCTCCTACTTTCCAGTGGACCGAGGGGAAGGCAAACTTACGTGCGATAAGTTCTGCAAGCTCTTCTAGTTTACGTAGAGCACGTACATCGTCTATTACAGGAAGAATGTAAGGTGTGCCGAAAACAAAGCCTGGCTTTCTATCTACCGTTGCAGCTATGATCTCTGAGTTAGGGAAATATTTTTCCGTAGCATTACTTGCTGAGTTCTCAATCTTCTGTCTCCACCTCGTTGGGTGACCAAAGTCATTCAACTTAACCGACACAGACGTAGGGTCCATGTGATATACAGCGGCAATGGGGTCTAGCTTCTTGCCGTAAAGCTTTATTTTGGATCCTGTACTCTTGTCAGGATCACGCTTTAGAACCAAGATAGATGTACCGTAAGCGATTAGGCTGGTAGCAAAATCTCTAACGATCTCTTCAAATATGTAGCCAGAAGCGAGTTCCATTTCAAAGATACGCTTCTTAACGTAGTCAACCATTTCTTCATCTTCTCCAGTGATGAAGTAACCTTCTTTGAGGATCTGCTCTCTGTGCTTTCTAATGGACTGATTGACATAAGCTTCTATGTCCATGATCCTTGCTATCTCTGCTAGATCATACATAGGACCATGATAGACCCTATTGTTAGACCTATCTAATGCACCAGATGAAACTGGATTAGAGTACATCAATGGCTTCGCTAGTGTTCTACGCTTATTCTTAATCGTAGCTGCTAGTTCTTGCTGGGTGGTAGCAACGTTACCTACGGACAACTTGATGTCCTGCAACTCCTTCTGGACTCTTGCAGTCATGTCGTCTATGCCCAGTGCTTTCTTTATTCTGTCGGTAAGACCCATTGTCGTTAAATACCTTTGAGTGCCTCAGCGAACTTTCTGCCGAGTACTAGATTTTGTGTTGCGCTTAAATTGCTGCTACAGTCCGCTGTTGCGTCCTCTAGTGAGGTTGGAGTAGTAATAATACCCAGATCGTCAGAGGCTCCGACTTCTACGCCCAATCGGTTTGTCTTAAAAGCTGATGTGTTACTAAAGTGTTTCCTCCTGTCTGCTTCTGGCATATCCAGAATTGGGTACAGTTTTGGTAACTCTACAGCAACAAATTCAACAGCTGCTTGAGCTGCTTTGTCATTATCAAAGGATAGACCCGAACCTTCTTCTTCAAACTGACAGATGTCTTTAACGTCATCTACCTTGTCAGCAATTGACTTCAAGAGAGCGGACATGGTTATAACAACCTTACGGTCAACATAAGACTTAGCCCCCACTGATGTCTTCTTAGTTACCGCCTCTAATGTCATAGCAAGAGAGTCTATAGCGTCCTGCAGGGCTTTTAGAACGTCACTAATAGCCTCGTCTAGTATCTTGAATAGCCAGTCAATACCAATACATAGCTTGATCATAGCCTCTATGTCTGACTCAGGGATAGAGAAGAGTCCTTTGAAGATCTTATTTAGAACTGTATCGATCATCTTGTTTAGATATGAAGTCAGCATAGATAGGACTGCGCTCAAGGTGCTATCAGTAATGAAAGCTAGTATGTCTTTGATGTCTAAAGATAAAGAAAAAATACTCAGCTCTAAAACGTCAGCGAGTAGATGCAAAGAATCGCTCTCCAGTGGACCCATGAAGTATATGAGACAGCATAGGGTTCTCTCGTCTAGTTCAAAGCTATATGCACCGTATAGCTCGTCGTAAACTGGGTTTGTAAGCTGTAAGATAGTAGATAGGTAACCTTTTAGTGGAGCGTTAAGGCTTTCAGCTATAGAGGTCTTGTTTGAGGTAGAATTGTCAACGGTGAACTCGGTGAACTGTACGGGCTGTTCTGTTGTTTCTTCTTGGAATGTTCCAGTATCATTGAACGTACTCCATTTGCTGGAGAACGAGGGAGCCATTGCAAGGGCATTGACAACGATAGACTGGTTCTCTACTACCTGAAGCCAACCGATCCAGTGGTCGTAGTTGGCTGTCTTGGTGTTTCTAGAAATATAAGTTAAGGCATAATCCTTGATAGCCTTGTAGTCGTTGAACTTCTGGTTCTTCTGTAGACTATCGTAGTCGTAATTAGCTTCTTCTAGGATCTCTCTACGCTTAACGGGGTCATTAGTGAGCTCAATGAACTTCTTTTCGACATCAGGGTCTAGTGTCTCTGATTTTCCATATAGAGCTTTTAGGGCTACATAGTTCAGGCCTAGCTCAATAAGTAAAGAAACTCCGGCTGCCATGCCTTGAAGGCTCCATAGCTTAGGCTCGTTACCAGAGGAGTTGGATTCGAGTGTGACCCTAGTAACGTTGCTCCCAAATACATCTTGCATGTATCCAGCTAGGATCAAACCTGCATATGCTGACGTTCCGATTAAGAACTGAGAGATCCAGTCATCCCCTGAGTTATTGACCTCTTTGTACTTCTTCTTTACAACCTGATCTTCTATTTTAGGATCAATGGCAGTAAAGTTGAGGACAAACTCTTCATCAAGAGATGACGCTCTCCCCGCTATGTAGTCGCAGGCATCCTTGAACATACCAAAGGTTATAACTTCATAGTTATCTGCTTCAGGTCTGACCCTCTGTATAGATGCTATAACGGCAGATTCAGCCTCTACGGGGATGAATCCTGCTGGGTCCATACTGGCTATAGCCTCCTTGAGGGCTTCGCCCTTGAGGTATAGTTTAGCGATATCGTCAAAGATTACGTCGCTCTGTGGCACAGGCTCCGTTCTTCTCATAAACTCATCTACTGAGTTTCTATCGATCTTCTCAAGTGTTAGATCTCTAACTCTCTCAAAGTCCTTAGGGAATCCTTGGTAGTCTAATCCCATTAGAAGCCTCGTCCTCCGTCTCCACCTAGGCCTCTGCCTCCAGAACGGAAGTAGCTACGCATCGTAGCGGGGTCACCTTTAGAGATGCTCTTTACGATGTATGCCTTCTTTGCTTTGCCTGACGTCAGTTTGCCACCGATCCCTGAAGACGAAGTCTCTCCTGCGTCTAGCTGCCTTACGACACTAGCTATCTCTTCGTTGACCTTGTCTTTGGCTACTGCTGTCCCGTCTTCGTTCATCTTCCGTATATGTTGGAAGCCAATTGGTATGCTAGACCTTCTCATATCAGAGAACTCTAATGCGAAACCTGTTACTGCTAGCATGTATGCAGTGAGTGTATGCTCTTCGCCCTGAGAGTACGTAGTACGACCTGTGTCTGATACTCTTTCTACAGCAAAGTTACGCATCTGTTGTACGATACCAGCTTGCTTACCAAGGTCTGCGTCTTCAGCAGAAGCAACAAGAACCTGCGTGTCTTCCGCGTAAGGAAGAACAAGCATGCCTTGTTCAAGGGCCCTTACGCAGGTGTTGACCATGAAAGGCTTAGCGTCCTTCTTGATCTCTTGGTTGGTAATCGGGTCAATAATGTCAACCTTACCACCCATAGCAAATGCTTTGACTTTCTTATGCATTCTAGAACCAGGTCTATCCTTCCCATACTTCTGTAGCATCTCTACTTGTGTCTCACCATAGCCATGGTCAACGTAGATAAAGTCTGAGTCATACTTGAAGTTCAAGTCAATGATGGCTTTCACAGATTCAGTCTGTGTAAACTCGACACCCTTGATTATCTTCTTCTCAAGCAAGACATACTTGATACCTTGCGATGAGTGAGTGGCCTCTACTACAGCGATGTGTGTACCGATGTTCTGTCCGTTCCAGTCAACACCGATAATGACCCTTGTACCTGGACCGGTCTTAGGTCTAGGCATGTCGTAGTCCAGTAGAGCTATATCAATAAGGTCGTTTCGGAATACACCAGCTTCTTGGATACCGAACTCAGCAAGGAATTCGTGCTCGAAAGTAGTGGAGTCGTAAGAGGTACGGAAGAACTCCTCAGCGTCATCGTTCCATGATGGAGATTCGGAGGATAGGTAGTGGAACTCCTTGAAGCCTAGGTCTTTCTGAACACAGAATTGGTAGAACTTGTTGTGAGTACCCTTGGGAGTGGAAGAGGCCCACATGCCGCAGTCGGGGTGTGACGCAAGAATGGCAAGGATGGCTTCGATGTCGTCGTCGGCTAGATAATCGGCCTCATCGAGTACGATGTAATGAGCGTCCTGACCACGAATCTTATCAGATCTGGCAGCAGATGAGGGGCCAGACGAGAAACCAAGGATTTTAGAGCCGTTATTAAATGAGAGAAGATGTTCAGAGGAGCGCTTGTTTTGTTTGATTGTAGATTGGATCTCTGGACTCTTGTTTACGAAGCCCATGATCTTATCCCAGATCAGGTTTACCTGTGCTTCGAATGGCGCAATGACTAGTACTGTGAAGTTTGAGTTAACTTGAGTCATCCAGAGCATTATGACACAGATAGCTTCGGTTTTACCCGTTCGTCTACCTGCTCGTACAACCTTCTTCAAGGCAGTGCATGACATAATTTCTTCTTGATACCAGCGAGCTGCCCATCCTGCTCCACTGTCATCTGGGAACTTACTAAAAGCCCAGGCAACAGGATCAGAGAGAATCAAAACCTCATTGAACTGTTCTTCGGATTCGAAGTCAGAAGGCAGTAAGCCTGCTGTCTCGTCCACGATATGTCCATGACATTTTGGAGGGAACTCCTTGCGCGTCAAACCATTATCGTGTATATCGGCATAGTAATGTTTACACTGTTTGCATAAATCAGACCAAGGACCACCAAATTTCTTGTAGTTCCTGGCTTTATAGTCCCTCTCAGGCTTATACTTAAGAAGCCGCCTTTCGGCAGCCTCCTCAATCGTTGGTTCAGTCTTGTCGCTCATTACACTGTGTACACCTTGCCGTCAGCAATCAGCTTATAGTCTATGATTGCGTGTTGGCTTGGTGCGAAGTCATCGCCATCAAAGTCGATGGTCGTAAAGCCGTGTTGCCAGTCTGGGAACTTGAGGTACTCTACGTCGAAATCGCAGAGAGTCCCGTTCTCAATCATAGCATGATGGCCTTGTTTGTTCCGTTTCCACCCTATAGAGAGACGGTGCACATGTCCTATCAAAAGACTGCATCCATAACTCTCAAAGTGTCCTCTTGCAGAGGCTCCTGCATGTTTCCGTGCATAGTGTCCATGTGTAAACAAAAGATCCCCGATTTGCATATCCTTATGCACGGGGATCCATTCTATGCCCATCTCTTCAAGGTTTACCCTCTCTGGGAAGTCTAAACCCCTCATAGAGAGCAAGCTAGCAGCATTTGCAGCTAGATACTTCTTGAGTCTCTCTTCGTGATTACCTTCGAGATACTTAAACTCTGTGTCAGGGAATTCTTCGACCCATTCCCAAAGTCTATCCTCTGTGTAATCCAGTTCGCCTTGTAGGTCAAGACGACCTTTCATGTTCTTTTCATACCTACTGACCGAGTAACAGTCAGCTATGTCACCATTCATGACAATCATGTCTGGATTGTAGTCCTTCAGGTAGGCCTTGGTGAGCTTAATGCACTGCTTATCCTCGTAGGGATAGTGTATATCGCTGATTACCGCTACTTTCATAGAGGTAGGTCTTGTCTCTAGTCTAGTTCTCACGTCACTGGTTTTAACCTCAGCAGTGATCTTGACTTGTGTCTTCTTTGTCCTCTTGCGTTCCACCACAGAAAGATCAGATGCCTTCCCAACTCTGGGTCTTGGTTTGGATCTTTTAGCTTTTTTATCAGAAAGATCGGTAACTTGGTTGACAACATCATGCATTAGATGCCTTGCTGCCCACTCTGTTATGCCAAATGCTTTAGCGATTCTACGACGGCCATAGCCGTCCTTAATCATCTTAGTAACCTCTTTCTCTATGTTTCTTATTGTCATAATGGGTATACCTAATATTTGCTACAGTATAGTATCGACTATCTATGTAGACTTCCTACTAGGGTTCGACTTCGGGAACAACTATACTAGGGTTTTCTGCTTCTAGCAATTTCAGCCAGCTCAAGAATTCATGTCTATAGATACGATCATGTGAGATCTTATTAAATTCTTGCTTTAATGTTCCGAGTTCTTTATCCACATATCCTTCTAGATATGCGTATTTTGTGTCGACACTCCGTTCGATACTCTGTAGCCTGACGTCCATAAGCAACCCATTGGTATTGATTGAAGACAGTTCGTCTTTCAACCAAAATGTGCCCCCGATGAACGATATAAGCAGGGTTAGTGCGAACCCTGCCGTGATCTTCGTATCTTTACTAACTGTTCCATTGGCCATTATAAACCTCTAAGAGTGTAAAAATCCAGACTCGTTGCCCAGTGCAGGCTTAAGAGAGAGTCTAGAATTGTGTATTACCTGCAAAGCTCTTTGTCTCTGCGTATAAGCTGCTCTCGTGTCATAGTAAGCATCTTGATCGTACATCTTGCTATATCGCATAGCCTCAACGTCGCTCTTAGATGTTGCGAATGACTGAGATGCCCCAAGTACCGATGAAGATACTTCGAAAGCAATCTGTGCTAAACCGATGAGGCCAAACACATGGCCAAAACGTTTAATCGATTTACCAAAATTCATTACCCCCTGTGCTCTTTTCATGTCTCTACTGGCCAGTCCTCTTGCCATTTTATTGCGAGAGGGGTCTTCTAGCCAACCAGCTAATCCTCCTGTACCTTTAGAGCTAGCAGCCTTTCCCGCATCAAGAGCAGTCTTGAAGCTTTTGTTCCCCATGTTTTGGACGCCAGAACCAACTGCATAGCCTCCGAACTCCATAGCAATAGATCTGAATGGGTTAGAGAAGAGGTTGTCGTGCAACCTCTCGTCACCACCATCTAGTTGTTGATAGTCCATTTCCATTAGACTACTCTCCTTTTACGTGTACTGTGTAGACCAAGAGTTAAGCCTTGTGTTGAGAATTGTAGCTCAGGCGATATACCTCCACCCCTTGAGGATGAGATTCCAGTTATCTGCCCCTCTCTTCCGTAGCCACTAGTGGACGTGGCAGCTGCTCCCCCTATTCCTGCTGCTACACCTGCTGCGCCTCCATAAGCAAAAGCACCACGTGCTGTGGCAGGATTGAACGAGTTAGCTCCAATCATCAGGCCTTTCTTGACAGCCGCAGGTGCTCCTGCAAAAGGGTTCACTCCTTTGCCGAATCTGAAGGCTGCTTCTGTTCCTGCGACACCAGCTTCAATCGGTAGGGCATTAATGGCACGTCCAGCTACAGCTCCTGCTCCTTTAACTCCAAGCTTCATTAGTCCTGCAGCACCTAGGGCTCCACCTGCCGCAGCTAGTGGTGCACCAAAGAATGCTGCCTTTCTTACTCCAGACCTATCAGCTAGGTACTGTCTGTTCTCTTCTGTGTCTCCATGCTTAGAGAGGAATCTTTCATCCACCATAGGCGCTATAGCATTTAGTGCACCTGCAGAGGCTGCAATCATACCTCCACCTATTGCTGCTCTTCTAGCCATAGGGACAACTCGTGGGAATGCTTTTGCACCAGAAGCATAAGCAGTGGACCCAGCTCTGTAGCCAGACCTCATAACCTTGTTAGCTAAACTGGCTGCTCCCCTAGCTCCTACTTTTCCTAGGACACCCATTCCTAGGCCTGCTGCTATTACACCGACTACCATTACATAGGTCCTGGGTTGTTACCTGAACGGAATGTATTAAATGCCCCGGCTGCCATATATCCCATGCCTGCCATTCTGGCACCTCCACCCATTCCGTACATAGTAGAGCCTACTGTTGCATGCATACCCAGGGTAGCTAAGTTGTTAGCACCGCTTGTAGCACCAAAAGGGTTTAGCCCCAAGGTGTTGGCCGCTAAGAGGCCACCACCGATCATGGCACCTCTCTTCCTGTGCTTGGCTAGTCTTTCGCTTGTCTCAGAAAAACCAATCTCCCCTTTGGACATAGTCATGTTTCTGCCAGAGAAGTAACTGTCCATCAGGCCTGGGCTAGAGCTTGAGCCTACAACTGCCTTGTCGCCTAAGAATCTCGTAAGCTTACCTCGTTGCTCCTGTTGGAACAGCTCCAGAGGACCGGGCATGAAGCTACGACCAACTGGTCCGCTGGCTAAGCTTTCTCCAAATCCTTTTGCAAATTTCGATAGATTCATGACTAGTTCCTTGGTAGGGATCTTGATCCTACATAGCTATTATTCTCTGTGCGCTCTGTGCGCGGAAGACCGTGTAGATAATTACGATTTGTTTGGTCTCTTGTGCCTGATTTATTTCCGAAGAATCTGTCCAGGGGTGCTCTCCAACCTGACGAGTAATCGGCCATATGGACTGCAGTTCTGAATTCTTGTACCTGTGCCATCAAAGATCCAGGGTCGTAGGTTACACGGAAGGCTTTTCTCTTCTTAGGGTTGTCTCTTGAGGCGTACAATACGTAGCCATGGTCCGATCCAAGGGCGTGAGCATAGAAATTAGCCTGTGCTCTGTGTTTTTCCGTAGGACCTTGCAACTCATCAATTCGCGCGTCATCTACTGTTTTTACTTCGATAGGAACATCTTGTCCGTTAACATTTGTAACAATATCAACAAATCCCTTAACTCCTAAATATTTATCAGAAACTGCAACCTCAGCACCAACAAAATCACTTGAAGAAGAGAACTCATGCTCTATCTGATTGTGCACAGCTTTACCGGCTTTCATAGCACCAAAGGTAGCTCTTTCGCCAACTACCTTGTTCATATGCTGTATACCATCGGTGTCTTGCACAAGTTTCATGATCTCACGACGATTGGAACCAAGAAGGCTAGCGGATATAAAATCAGCGTCGTCTAGGGGTGTGTCGTCTGAGCTCACCTTGTCTAGCACCCATGCTCCACCTATGAGACCTCCAACTACTGCAGCTACATGCTTAGGTGGCATGAAGCTACCTGCACTCTTGCCTTTCCTGACAACGTCACCCATTCCTTTGAGTATCTCGTCTTTACCTTTGTTAAGGTTGCTTTTGACTATATCGGTAGCCTCATTGATTGAGATGCCGTGCTTGTCAGCTAAACGTACTGCTTGGTCTTTGACTGTACCCTGAGAGCCCCAGTCACCACCTAAAAGAGGAAGATCATTCCCGGCCATTTGTGACGGTGCAGAGGCTGTTGTGTAGGAGCTCCTAGGGCCCACTCCTCCTTGCGCCTGTGCTTGCGTAACCTGGCTATGCATAGACTCAGACGACATGACGGCTCTGTACGCGTCAGGGTCTATGGGGGCGTCTCCGTGGGTGTAGATATCTGACTGTTTATATTGACGACGCTTGGCCGACACAGATCTTACGTCTACTTCCTTAGCCCAGTTAGCTGCATTAAATCGTCTAGCGAATTCGTCACCATTACTGGCGATGTCGTACACCTTCCTTGTAAGACTAACGTCTGTAGCTGCTGCGTGTGCTGTGTCAGTTGATAGACCTAAGCCACGGGCTATAGCCTCAAGGCTTAGCCCCTTGGACATCTCGTCACCGAAGTTCCAATCGATCTTACCTTTGTAACCAGAAAGAGCATGGTCCATCTTGCTTTTGACCATGTGCATTACATCTGTGTGTTTAACGCTGTTCACGTAGTCTGCCTCATGAGATAGACCCAAGTGGCGTAGTCTCTTCACCAATAGAGGAGAATCATAGTTATGTATGTTGAATCCTACTAGCTCATCGACACCATCCCTCTTTAGGTTGGATACGAACTCTTTGAGCATAGCAGTTTCTGTCATCGTAGTGGCAGCGAGCCCTCTGGCGTTTGAGCTCATCTTTGCGATGTGCGCTGCCCCCTCTTCCATAGGTAAGTCTGTCTTGCCGAACATACCGACTGGCTTGTTGTTACCTAACTGATACCCAACTGAGTATACACCAACAGGGTCGGTCAAGGAACCTAAAGCTCCTCTACCGACTCCTGTTGTTTCTAGGTCATAAAACGCCTTACGATTCATCTTCTGCTTCTGGTTCCTTCACTTCGAATTCAGCATCAACTAGCTTGTCTCCACTCCTTCTGGCTTCTGCAATCTTGCGAGCTTTTTCTTTAATGTTAGATGCACGGACTGAGTTGTCACTAGCCAGCTTACCGAGCTTGGCTTGTGCATGCCTGGTGGCAAGCAACTGGTCACGTAGCTTATCTACTCTCTTTCCGTACTTCTCAAGTATGAGGAGGGAAAGGTTGGGCTTGTCATCGAAGATAGGGTCACCCTGTGGGGAGTATCCAACGATCTTCTCGTTGAACAACTCTGGGTTGTCAGACAAGTGAACTGCAGCTCTGTTTCTGATAAGCTCTAAGCCAGCGAGTTCGTAAACCATGTCTAGGTCAACTGCGTAGTCAGGGTTGCCTACCTCTATCTCTAGTGATTCAATGAGCTTACCAGCCCATATGTCAACAAGAGCACTCTCTACTGGACATCTCTTATTAAGGGGTAGCTTCTCTCCTGCTTCATGAAGGGGGCACATATTAATGAACCGGCATTTCTCTGCCTTACATCGCATGGGCATAGCCCCTTGGTGGCCGTACTTAGCTCTGTGATAGAACTTGTCCAGCACCTCCATGCTGTTCTTAGTCAGGAACACACCAGCTTCCTGTGCATGTGCCACAAGGGGATTGGATGCGTCCGCAGACAGAACAATGTTACCTTCCTTGTCTGGTGTCTCTATCTCTTCCTTTGACTCTGCCTTCTTTGGGGAAGGCATATCAAAGGGGTCGAATGGGTTTGGTGTATCACTCATAGTTAGACCAGTCTCCTGTCTCTATCATCTTAAGGAAATCTCCTCTTAGTCGTTCTACCTCACGTACATAAAGATTCTTTAGCACACCAAGACAATAAGGGCACTGCGGCCCTGTACGATCTCGAAACCTAAAGTAGGTCCTCATGTAATCTGGGTATCTACTTTCTAATACGACCCTCGCGCTTCCTTCGAGCGCGGTCCTCCAAGATTCCAGTTGTTTGTTTTTCATCTTTGTTTCTTTCAGATGTACAGAAGAGAGCAAGGTCCCAAACATAATCACAGAGTCTGTTGAAGCTCTCCTGTGTCATAGGTCTGTTCATGACCTTGTCGTTCACCTCTTTAATGAGGTGGTGTTCAAATGCACTAACGGAGAACTTGAGCTGAGGTACACGCATTAGGTCCATTGCTAATTCGTCGAAACGAATGAACAACGATTCATTGTCAGTCCCTACGTTGCGTAGAGTTATGTACTGACCAATGGCGTCTCGTCTCTGTTGTAGCTTTCTATCGTTCTCCACTTTCAACTTGCTCCTTTTCGTCAGGCATGGTCATGTCGAGTGTGCCATTAGTTGAGTCTTCAAACACATTGAACATTGCGTCGAGCTCAGCATGAGCTCGCGAACGTAAAATCTCGATGCTATCCCCATCAATAAGGACTTTTGGCAACGATGAAGACAGGATCACCGGATCCTCTAGCTTCTGGAACCCCGGCAGTCCTGCCATTGAGAGTACCATTGCGAATTTTCTTTTACGCTGTCCCCCCGTAAGGATGTCCGGTACCGTCGCCGTAGGCGACAAGACGATAGACGCGTCCGTAATAGGGTAGCTGCTAGTGTCCTTCAGTAACGCTTCGTCCTGAACTAAGTATCTTGAATCTTCCATTTTGTTTCCGTAACTTTCCATCTATTTCTTATCTTTATCTTTGAGACCAACCTCTTCCCAGATTGGTTCTCGTATATGTCTGTGACACGAGTCACAGCTATCTGTTGTTATTGTACTACCAGGTTGCAATGTACGGTAGTTGATCTTTAAACAATCCTTCTTATCACACCTCCATAGTACTGCTAGTTTCTGTTCATTGGCCATAACTCTCTTCATTTGCTTAGGATGGTTGTGCTGAGATCCCAAAGTTAATATGACCAGTACCTGTTGGACCAGTGAACTCATAGTTCTCTGTAAAGCGCCTTGCCAACCAGAAGCCCAAGAGGTCTCCAGAAGAAGTGCCTACCCCAACTACTGATCCTAGATCACCGGATCCGTTAGTTAATAGAATACTATTGTCCCACCCCTGTCCTTTTACGAAGGAAGGTTCAGTGTCAGTCCATGGTAGACCTGTCTGAACCCCATAATGGTGAGAACCCGTAATACCTTCGTCATGCGTTAAAGCAGGAGCAAGATAGATTTGATCAGGCGAATCTGCTGATAACAGACAAATTGAAACATCTGATGCTCCAGTAGCGCCATCGAACGTAAAGACATTGAAGTAGTGCTTTGAGTATACCCATAAGGTACCACTCCCCTCTCCTGGAGTAACTATGTTACTTAGAGGTAGGGAGTCTAGTAGGAAAGTAGTAGAGAACGCCTGGGTTCGATCAGGGATCGATCCTACTACGCCTGTTAGGGCCTCTCCTGTTGCGTGGGTGTATAATATGAGCATATCTTTATGCGGTGCAGTACTTTAGAATGTCTACCATAACCTTTCCGTACTTAGGAGTTTTCTTTTAAGGGGTAAAGCAAACGCGGCGAAATTAATCCTAGAAGGTAATGTCAGCTTTAAAGTTACCAAGAGAGGCATCAGCATTAAGCTTATTCATCGCAGAGAGCTGATCAACGGTGACGTTGGTGAGCTTACCCTTAGCATCCATACTAATGAAGTCACCAGCTCTGAGATTACCTTGACTACTAGTTATAGAATGGTTGTGGTTCGTCCAGATTGCGTTATGATCAATAGGGGTCGAGGTAGTGTCGTTAATGATAATATTCGAGTTAGGGTCTGGATACGTATACTGGTGTGACCAAGGTACCTGCATCGTGTGATTGGGTATGACCCCTGGTTGATATAGCCCACTCACGCTGATGTGATCAAAGGGGTTTGCTGGCTCATGCTGCTTGGTCTCGTCAACGCAGACAGCACAGTCTCCATAGATAGTGTCGTCATCTACTGAGGCCTCCTTTGCGAATTCGGTCTCTGTGAGTTCTATGGCACAGCCACAGTCTTGGTAGGTATAGTATTTTCTGTTAGTCATATTATGATTGTTACTTTTGTTAGTGTTCTACTGGGGCACACCTCTATATGGAGCCCAGATCCAAATCTGGTTATGGAAATGTTGTTAAACTTGGTGCCTCGCAGTAGAGTGGAGTTGTTTACAGCAGTTTGTAGCTCCGTTATTTCTTGTCGCGTCAACTGTAGGTTGGAAAAGTCTACCGGGGTTGTTAGGCCAGGGAAGTAGGGCTGATTGTGAGATAGGACCACTTCTGGTATATCTGTCCTTAAATCGGTCACACAAGAGCTACAGTAGTACGGTAATGCTATTCCGTCGTCTATCGTAGTGATAGACTCTATGTCATGGTCTTCTAGCTCTGATGTGGCTACCAAAGAAGAATGGCCGCATGACGTGAACTGTATCCACTCATAAGCCTTTAGGTACCTACCATGATGTCCCTTCGGGGATGTCGAAGACGAGGGGGACTGCTGGTCCTGCATCGAATCCGTGTTCTTCTCTCGTCCGAGTAGCTTCTTTAAGCCGGTGATTAACAAGGTCATATAAATGTTGTGGGTCGTTTTTGCAAAAATAACAGCTCTGCCCTGCAAAGATAAAGCCTGTTCCGTCTACGTAGTATATCTTGATACTACCTTCGTTGTACTTCCTGTACTGTTCTATGGTGATCTCGCTATCACAACCACAATACTCGTAGGTAACCCAGATCGTCTTAATCATCGTACCTCTGTTAATCCCCAGTACTGTCCTCTTACCGAGGGACCTTCAATAGGTGTGGCATGAGAGTTAGGCCCCCCTGTGATCGGTAGGGTTCTACTGTGTATGTAGACCTTAGATGTGTTAGTACCTGCACCAGCAGAGAAAACAGCACCACGGTTATCAAATAGCAGATTAGACTCTAACGAGCAATGATAGCAATACCCATTCAACTCATAACCATTGGGGCCTTTATAGCAGTAGTCGTCAATGCGCTCGTCATCGATGTCTATTCCGCAGCCACAGCCAGAGTAGTAGTATATCATAGTCCAGAGTTGTATAGCCTACCCTTATCGGCAGTGCTGCTAGGTAGGGAGTCGGGTATCTTCAGGCCTCCGTCTTCTAGTAGCTTCTTGTGAGCAGCAGCATTAGTAGCAACCTCTTCTTGGAATACTTCTTCTTGCTTGAGGTATGCAAGTATTTCCTTGTCACTTAAGGACAACAGCTTCCTTGTATGATCATAAGAGGTTAATGTGAATTTGTGACCTTCAGAGCAGCAGCCACAGGGGCCACCAAGTTGACAGGCAGTCTCGCCTTTATAGTGAGCAAAGATAGCAGCATACTGAAGCTCCGTCATCTCTATCCAATGATCACAGCCATCGTACTCAACCCATACGGTCTTTCCTTCTGTAGCATTGATAGTATCCTGACTTAGGTCCATTACAGGAAGGAGGCTCTTTTGAATAAAGACTTAGCGATGCTGTCGAATGTAGCTTTCGAGGCAAAAGCAAAGCTAGCTTCAAAGTCTTGCATGTGAGGGTATGCTCTGCTTGAGTCCTGTGCCCCCTCTTTAGCTATAGGAGCACAGGAGGCCAACACCACCGTACTCCTTCCCCAGCTAAGAATATCCAGGGTATTAATAACGAAGTCAACCATCTCATCAATATAGTTGTGAGGTTCGAACTTTTTTTCTTGGATCAGTTTGAAGAGACCTTCTTCCTGCTTGAACAGTCTCATGATGATCATGCTCTTATCGTACGTTGTACCTGAGTCGTTAGTCCCTCCATCCTTAATGATGGTCTTCTCGAAGTCTATGTATAGTGTATGTGTTTTCATTAGGTACTACCTTTTCGGGGAGGGTATACAAACGGCGCGTTTTTCTTTCCCCTCTATACAGTTATCGTCTAACCGAGTGCAATCCTTTAATAGGGGCCAAGATGTAAAAAAAATATATACAGGATGCTGGATAAACAAAAAAAATACAGAAATCTCTTCACTATAGTGTTGTAGGGGTCCCAGGGTTATTGTGTCCAAAAGGAACACGCCCACCCCGTCTTTTCACGACACAGGAGGAATCTATGTCTAAGACTAAGAAGGAAGCTATTGGTGCTATCATTATGATGGCATCATGCATCTTTGCTTACACAGCCATCATGTG